TCAGGTAACGTATCTGCCCGGTGCTGTTAGACGAACAATATAGATGATTGCCATCGAAACAAAAAATGCCAGGACCGAAGTAATTGGAGTCATAAACCATACACTTTCACCGATAGCAATCAGCCCAAACCTCGGAAAAATACCGCCGATGAGTACGATGTGAAGGCAGTAGATGCCGAGCGTGCAGTCGGCCGCGCGAGCAAGAAGCTTTGATGGGAGCTGCTGATCGGCAGACATGAAGTAGGAGAAGAACCCTGCGGCTGAAAAAACCACAAGCGGAGAAAGGTAGTTGTAGAACGTCTCGCATGGCCGGCCGACCTGAACGGAGTGCCAGTGCATGAGGATCATTGTCGCCAGGGATCCAGCTGCGAACATGATGGCGCCGACCCTCCTGTTCAATTTCATGTCGCTGAGGAAAGCTCCCAGCAATAGAAATCCAGCATATCCACCGAAAGTAGATAGGTGATAAAAGGCCGCAGTTTTTGTGGGTGTGATAGCTGCGCACGACTGCGGCGACGTCAAAATAGAAACGGCGGGCCAGATAGAACCTACGATTATCCACAATGAAAGAGCCCAAAGTTTCTCGGGCATGGTCGAGCCGTTGTAAAACCTGCGAAGAATCGGGACCAATGCGTACAGCCCAACAATCGCATACAGATACCAGAGGTGATACATGGCTGGTTCTGTGAGTATTCTAAGTGCCCAGCCGCTTACATCAACGCCATTATAGTAAAGCCACCAAGTGTAAAAAGCAGACCAAAACAATAGAGGCGGGAAGATTCGAATAAAGCGCTTTTTAATGAACCTACCTAAGGGTTCGCTTTTTTTGAGGAGAAGAGCACCTGAAATCATCAGAAAAATGGGAACGCACACTCTTGAAAGTGAGTCGTAAATATTTGATGCCCACCACCCGGCGCCAAACTTCATGGCTTGATCAGCCGAGACGTGCAGAAGAATAACCAAAAAACAGGCTATTAGTTTTAGTTTTGCTATTCGAGCATCCATTTATTATCCCTATGGCTTGACACTTTCTTGTGAGCATGGCTGGGCCTGGCTGGGCCAAGCTGAGCATTATAGGGTGTCATTCATTAAGAGGCCACGTGATCCCATTCAAGCTAATAAACGTGATCGACGTCGGGAATGCTGCGGCTGCCACGAAATTGCCTGCGAAATTTTTCTGTACTCTTTGTGTACTGCTGGAACGATTCATACCCAGTGGCCACACCGCGATTTCAGCATCACTTCCCTAGCCCATCATAAGCCCGCTCGCACGTCACTCCCCTCCCCCGGCTTTGATCAGCATCCGCCGCCAGGTATCCCGCTCGTTCATCAGCACGCTTGAGCACGTCGGCAAGCACCATTGCGGCGCGGGTAGCTGCCTGGCGTGCGGCGGCAGTGCAGGAATTACCGCTGGCTTGACTGGCTGCAAGGCGACGGGCAAGGGCGTCGGATGCCCCGCGCAGGCTGTCAGCAGAAGCACGAGCGGCGGCAGCATCAGCAGTTGCTTGATCAATGATCTGTTGGCCATCTTGAATTGCCTTATTGATGGAGAGTTGACGGGCTTGCTCTTTCTCGCGCTCGACGGTTTCGTTGGCGGCCTTCGCTGTGGCGTCACGGGTGTTGCGCTCATTCCAGGCTGACTGCCAGGTCGCGTTGGTGACCGTAACGCCGTGGTGATAGGCGCCGAATAGCGCGCCGGCCACCAGCAGCACCACAGCTATATAAGGAAGGATTCGCAACCAGAGGGGAGTCATGCTGCAGCTACTCCTATCGAAATTGCTGCTGCCCCGCTTTTACCGGCATACAGAGCGGCCTCGGCGGAGCGGCGCCGGCTCAGCCCCCGCATCGGAACTCCCGCTGCTTTGTTCCAGAACTTGAACTGCGCGGCAGCACCTGCGACATCCCCGGCGTTTGTCAGGCGAAGCAAGCTTGATGGGTTACCGCTCTTCAGTACCAGAAGCCCATCTTTTGAACCCTGCTTGCCCGGGCCAACGTTGTACAGAAACGACACCAGTGCATCGAATTGGCCCTGCGTGATTTGCGCGGTAACTGCCTTGGAGACAGATAACTCCCGAGATGCAAGGTCGGTTACCAGCTGTGCATCGGCCTGGGCCTGGGTCCAGATGAGCCCGCGAACCACTTCCTGACCGGTATGCCCCCAGCCTATCGTCCATGGCGCTCCGCCGGTAGCGGGATCAGGGTATGCCTTCAGTGAGCAGCTCTCAAAATACTTCAGCACTGCGATACCGTTTTGTGATGTGCGCATTTCTCAAACTCCAGAAACGAAAACGCCGGCTTGTTTGCCGGCGTCCGGGAGAATCTGCAGCAACTGCTGCTGGGTGATGGGCATGATCAAGTCCCCACCGGATATTCAGGAGTAACCGGAAGCTCCAGCGCAGCATCCCCCATCGATGCGCTAATGATTGAACGTAATTCCTTGCGGTACATGACCCAGGCCGCAGGCACAATGACATTCCCTTCATAGCACCGAAGAATTGTCATATCGGACTTATCGAGAGCCCTCTGCGCGCTTGCTTGATGATCCTTCCACGCTGCTGCAAGTGCAATCTCCGGGTCGGATACAGGTGCTGCGGTGATCTCACTGCCCTGCAATATCCAGTCTGACGGAGTCTTCCATTGTTCAGGAGTGCACTCAGCCTCATATTTGGTGCATTCATACTCATATGAGTATTGACCTTGCCCGACGCCGATTAAAGTTACCGGATCGAATATAATAGTAAGCATTATGTGCGTCCCTATGATGGAACAAAAAGATAATTTAGATATTGAGATGCTGCATATGTAAGTGCAGCAGATGTGGTCACAATACTGTTAACGGTAACGCTTGCGCCGGCCGAAACCGCCAACATTGAAATAGAGACTGATGTATTGCCGAGTGCATCAGACTTTGATGACCCTCCGTTTATATTGGATTGGTTAGTAATGGTGGTGGCCTGGGAGGTAGTATTGACTGTGCTTATGCAAATGACAGTCCCCGCTACTGGTGCGGTAAATGTTGCGGTACTGGTATGGCTTGCCGCGCTCGCCGGTAGCCACGCCGGGAATGATTGTTGCCCCGAGATTCCGCTCGATCCTTTACTCAAGTACCGGCCGTCACCCTGCCCAAGATTCACTGCTTGCTGGCTTTTGGTGGCCGGAGCAACTTGGAGGCCGCCCCCACTACTCTCAATAAGGACCCAGGATCCAGCACCAATGGAGCTGTTCCACTGAACCCATACGTCTCCGGTCGCAGCGATCTCGCCTCCTTGGAGCGCCGAGTGGTTACCGCCAACGATGGGCGCGGCGGAAATTCCATTGGGGCTGAAGGTTGTGGCACCAGTATTGCTGTTTGCGGCCTTGAAACGCAGCATCAGGCCATCTACAAGAGCGGTTATGGCTGGGAAGAAGGTCGCAGCACAAGCATTTACGGCGCCAGTGTCAAGAGCATATGTAGTGTTGCCGCCCTGGATGGATTGCAATACGCCCGAAGGAAGCAGAGGCGCGCCGGCGTATTTGGTGATATTGCCGGAGGTGATTGTGGTCTGGCCGTAGGATACGGTTACCACAAACAGGCCGACATAGCCGCTGTCAGGTGCCGGTGTCACTTGGCTGCCAGTGGCAGCAGAGGCGCCAGCCTTGACCTGTACGATCGCCACCCCCTTGCGGGAAGTGTTCTGGGTCAGCCCGTTGTTGCCCATGCCGCTATACGGCAGCGCTGGGTTGGCGCTGTTGTAGTATGGCAGCAGGACCGGCGTCGAATCCTGATCCTGATAGGTAACCTGTACCAGGTAGTTGATCGACTGGCCAGTGGTGGTCGGCGCCGGGCAGCTCAGTGTCACACCATCCAGCATGATCCCCTGTTTCAGGATCGAATGCGTGGTGTCGGCCGGCAGCGTAGAGAAAGCCATCGAGTCGATGTTAGCCATGGCATAGATCTCGCCGGGCGCCACAACGATCTGCAGCGAAGCTGGACCTGTCGGGGTCACGGCAAAGCCATTGGCGATGGTGCTGGTACCGAGCATGGCGGCGGCGAGCTTGGCGCTACCGATCATCGCGTCTTTTGCCATCTGCAAAAGCGAGGTTTCAGGCAAGATCTGGCCTGGATATACGATCTGTCTGTCCATGGGTGCCCCAATAAAAAGGCCCGCACATGGCGGACCTGGATTCGAATGAAGGGTTATCAGTTGGTGATGCGATACCAGACTGTGGTGCCGTATGGCTTGGTCGCCTCGATTGCGGCGACGATGTCGGCGTCCGAGACTTCTGGGTAAAGTTGAGAAGCTGGAAGCAACCCACTGGTCGACGACAGGCCGAACCAGTTGGTGGCAATTCCAGGCCAGTTCGCGGCGCCGTTCCCTGATGGGCGATAGGCCGTTACAAATGCCTGGTATGGGCAACTGGTAGAGCCGAGCGGCCCAGCAACGCCAAGTCCGAGCGTAAACCCAAGACACCCACAGTCATCCGGCTTTGCAGGCTCAATGATCAGTGGCCGGCGGCCGGTAAGATCGAGCAGCACTTGATCCATGCCGTGTCGCGTTGCTCGCTCACGAAAGATGTTGATCAGGATTCGGTTGCGGTAACTCGCGTCAAGCTGGCCTGCATACCGAATCAGGCCGCTGCCAAAGAAGTCGAGCCCGATGATGTCGAGCCAGCCATCCGTGGCCGTCTTGATGCGGGTCTGCGCCTTCGCATATAGATAGAGGGTGAATCCCCATGAAAGCGCCTGCGCGTAGCCCCACAGCAGAGCATCGCGCACCGGGTTGTTGTCGGTAAACCACCCGAGAGGGAGAAGGCTTTTCAGCCGTTCGAACATGTCGCCTTGGTCGCCAACGCTCATTTAAGCCACCATCACTATGCCCGGTCGGATGACCTGCTTATTGGTTGCTGCCAGGTCAGCCGTGCCGCCGTTCAAAAGCACCGCTGAAACGTTGGTGATGGCCGGGGTGACGCCATATGCAACTGCGGCGAGCTGCGTATAGGGGAGGATCTGGCCGAGCGCCAGGCTGGAAATGTAAGCCTGAATAGCGGTGACCACCTGCGCAACCACAACGCTATGCACGACCGTGGAGTCGGTGGCGATAGTCATGCCGACGTTTGCTGTAACCAGCACCGGCGGGAACACTCCATAACGTGTAGTGAATGCCCTGGCCGATTCGATAGCAGCGCCTGCGGTTACCAAAAATGACCCGGGCGGCGCCCCGCTACCATCGTCAACCACCGCATAGAAGTAACCGTAAAGAAGATTGCCGCTGTAGTCCTGATTCTCGGTCAGCGTGTAGCTGACGCCCTGCTGCATGGACGACAGCGCGTACTGGATGGCGGCTTTCGTGCCTTTCGACAGCGACTGCACCCAAAGCACAAAGCGCGCGCGGAACGGAGGGTCCTCTTCTTGGTCGACGCCGCCAGCGAACACGGCGGCATTGGTCACGGTATCAATTCCGCTGATGCTGCCGACGATGACCGTGACCGTGCCGATCAGGGCGTTTCCGGCGGCGCCTGCAGTGCTCGCCACCACCGGAACAGTGGCAGACGCCGTGCCAGCCGGGATCAGATAACCACCAAGACCTGCGTCATACATCACGTTGGTCGTGTCGATCGTTACCGTGTATTGCTGAGAGCCATCGGTAGATCCCACGATTGCGCCAATAGGGATCAGGGCTGAAACCGTCGGCGTGAATCTGGAATAGGTGACGCTGCCAGTCGCGAAGCTCGCGGACAGACGGTAAAAGCCAAAGTCGGCCATCCAGCTATCTAGGTCGGTGCCAGACGACGTGGATGCACGCGTGGTTGCCAGCAGCGTGACGATCAACTGCTGCAGCCACTGCAAGATACTGGCGTTGCTTTCGGCGCAGGCGCGCAGCAGGGAGCCGATAGTGAAGTCAACCAGACCGGCGGCGCGGCCCTGGATCGCCGTCACCTGATCCCGTACCAGTGTGGTGAAGTCCTTGATATTGAGCGATGCCATATCAGCGATTTACCTCAAACGAGAGCGTCACCGGCTCGCCCGAGGCGGAATCGGTGTAGCTGATATTTACGGATAGGGTGTCGTTCTGTGACGAGACCGATATGACCGGCGCAGGCTTCTTGGAAACGCAGTCCTCGAGCAGGATCTGCCCGCGAATCAGGGCGATGATCTCGGGGATATTGGTGAGCGCGCCAACGTATCGGCCCAGGCCGGCGCCGTACTCTGTGTGGAACAGGTAGTCGCCGGGGTTGGTGATCAATCGCCGTAGGATTCGCTGCTTTCCACGCTCAATGCCCTCTGCAGTCGAAAGGCTGCCCGTCGGCGACAACGAAAGGTCGCCTCCGACGTAATGGTTTAGGTCTTTCATGGCACAGGTACTCCTGATGTGCCTGTCCCGCTCTGCACGCCACTTGTTCTGTGGAGTTTCAGGCTGATCGCATCGGCCTTGACGTCGCCGCCCGAGACAACAACGCCTGTCGAGTCGGTCACGGTGAGGGTGTGATCCATCGTGACCGGGCCGCCCGTGAAGTGGTGGGCTGGCGCGTCATAGCTGATGGACACGGCGGAATGCAGCGTGACGGTGCCGTCAGTGTTGAACTTGAGCAGGGAGCCGGACCTGTGAACCATCCAGATTTCCCCGGACGGCACCGACATCGGCAGGTTCAGCGAGTTGGTGTGGCGCGCCGTGACCTTGCCGAGGTTCGGATCGTTGGAGTCGAACGAAACCGTTACCTCGTCGCCGATCTGCGGGCCAATCTGCACGCCCCAGCCGTTTCCGACCCCTGGGCAGTCCAGCTTGATCCAGTTTGTCTCTCGGCCTTCGGGCTGGATGGCGACTTTCACGGCGCCATTGTCTTTGTCGTAGCTGGTGATAGTTCCGATACGCGGGCCGGTGCCGTCATCGCCGAGGCGCTGCCTGGCCGCATTCATGAGGCTGTCGATCATGCTTGCACCAGTGAGTTGGGGTTATGGTTCTTGGCGGTCAGGCTCATTGTGTAGCCTGCGTCAACGCTCATTGATCGGCGTACAGCGTCGACGTAATAGAGCTGGTCAAACCCGGAGCCAGTACCTTCCTGGCGCACGATGGTGTTCGGCATGAGCAGGTTGTCGCCCGGCATCGAGCAGGACATGCGCATTTCGTGGTCGGTGATTTGCTTGTGGATCTTCTGGGCCAACTGCACCGCCTGAGCCTTGTCCAGGCCGTTGCGCTTGATCTCGTAGACCTGGCGCTTCGACGTGGATTTGCCGGGGGATATGCCTTTGGCTGAGTTGTTCGGGTACGTCGCGGTAACCGTCTTCCCGTCCTTGTAGGAGATGACCTGCACCGTCACGCCCAGGGCCAGCGTCAGGTCGCGCTCGAAGGTGATGTCGTCGGCCGTGTTCGACTGCGGGTAGTGGTAGGCGTTCGGCGCAACCCAGCGGATCACGTACTGATCAGTGGTCTGCGGGTCGAGCGCAGGCTCGTAGTGCAGCTCACTTCCGGAAACATAGACCTGGAACCCGTCAAGACCGGCGAAATAGGCCAGCGCATCCCATTCGGTGCGCTCATCAGTGACGTGCGCGTGGTCCCACTTGGTGATTCCGCCAACCTGCGTTGTAGTGGCCGTCACGACCGGAGTGAGGCCGCGCCGGGTAGCCAGCAACGTGGCCACCTGACTGGTAGTCATGTTGGCGAATTTCTCGTTGGTCTTGTGATCGATGAAGCGGCTGGTGTAGTCCCGCCCGCTGATAGAGACCTCGAACTTCGCCGGGTGGATGGACAGGTGATCCACGGCACCGACGATCAGCTCTTTCCAGTCCTGGGTGCCCTGATTGATCAGGCCAGCCCAGATCGAGATGTCGATCGATGTCTGCGATCCCCACCAGGCAATGGTGTTGTAGGGCGCCGGAAGTTCGCTCATTGCCAGCACTACCGAGAAGGTATCCGCCGAGTAGAAGGCGTTGCTGTCGACATCGAACGAGTAGAACGGCACATGAACGCCGTTCAGCAGCAGGCGGCCGACCACCTGCCGGACGAGCTGCTCCGTCTCCTTGGTATTAAGGTCCACTTATTCACCTACTGGGATTTTGATGGTCTGGATACCGTCGAGGCGCGGGTCGGTGATGCTGTTCACTGCGGCGATCTCGGTCCATCTGGACTGGTCGCCATAGGCGTCGGCTGCGACTTTTTGCAGGCTGCTGTTGCTGGTCGTGACGCTCGACGTGCCGTTGGCCAGCGGCCCGGACAGGACGTTCTTCTGCATCCGGTCCAGCACGCTCTGCATCTGATAGAGAGGAGCAAGCTGGGTCAGTGCGGCGCTCTGGCGAAGGATATTGTTGGCGGCGCGAGCTACCGGGTTGCCAGGAACCAGGCCGCCCAGGGTTGTGATGTCGTTTACCGACGCCCCAACCTGTGCAATCACGGACTGGACAACCGCCTGGGCGGCTACCAGCGGCCGGATCACCGTTTGCACCGTGTCGATTGTCGCGTTGGCGAACCCCTGGACCTGCGAGACGGCGCTCTTCACGGTATCAATGGCACTTGAGACAGAGTCAGAGTTGATGATGCTGGCCAGGCCGAGCGATTCACCGACGTCGCTGTTGATCAGTGCATCGAGCGTTCCGGCCAGGGCGTTTTCGGTGATAGGCGTGTCGAGGCTCGACACAATCAGCAGGTCGATGCTGTAGAAGCGGCGGTAGATATGCTCAAACCGCTGATTGAACGACTGTATCAGCACGCTGAAGTAGTAGCCGTCGATACTGAAGGCCAGCGGTGCGCCGACGTCGCGCAGCGTCTCGAGTGCGGTCACTCGCTCCCCCGCCGTCGCGCCGGTCATCCATCCAGACCACGACAGATTGTCGTAGTCGACCCCCAGCACGTCGACGATCCGCTTTCCGCCGACCAGCTTATGAACAACCATCTGCTGCTTGGCGCCAATCGTGACCGACTCTGGAACCTCAAGCCCCGTGAACTCCACGTCGCCCACAATCAGGCGCGTGGCGAACGGGTCCCCACCTGGGGCGAAGTTGTCCAGGAAGGAAGTGAAGCTCATCGGTTATCCCCTTGGTAGTGCTGTGCTTGTGGTTCCAGGCATCAACATGCTGCGAGTTGGGTCGAAGCCCTGGGTGCCTGTGCGCGGCCTGGATGCGGCCTTCGTTTGGTGTTCTGTTACTGACTCAGCGATTTTCCGTCCATCCAGATGGATGGGCTGTGTGAGCTGCACAATCAAAGACTGTTTTGCTGGAACTGGGGCAACCATCTGGCTCGCTTGTTTCGCTGGAGTGCCGGCATTCGTTATTGGCGCTGCCTGGATAGAAGGCTTCCCAACAAACACTGGCGCTGGCGTGACAAGCTGAATGATCGGCTTGGACGCTGGCGCCGCCGCCGCCGTCATCATCATCGGAGCTGCGGGCTTACCGGATAACGCAGGGAGAATCGTCAGAACCGACGGTTGAGCCTGCTTCTTAGGCGCGGCCTGAACCATGAGCGGCGACCATGCTTGCTTGGGCTTATCGCTGTTGCGGTAGTCATCAGCAAACGTAGTCTTCGAGATCTGCCAGGACGCCGGCAGGATGGTGTTCGCCCCAGCGATCAGCGTGTTGAAGATCGTCTGCCAGCGGGTCAGGAACACCAGCGCGAAGGACTTGAACGCGCCTCCGATGTCGCCATGGAAAAGCTGGACGAAGCCGGTCTTCATGTCGTTCCACATCAGCTTCAGCGCACCGCTGATCTCTGCCCAGTTGTTCCAGAGCAGGAATGCAGCGGCCGCAATAGCGGTTATGACCAGCCCGATAGGGTTCATGAGTAGCGCGCGGCCCAAGAACAGGATGGCCTTGCCAGCATTCATGGCGAAGATCACAAGGTAGGTACCCATCCTTGCGATCCACGGGATCAGCGGAGCCAAAGCTCGACCGCCCAGGAACATCATTGCCTGTCCGAGCAGGAAGAACCCGCGGCCGGCGGCAATGATCATGTTGATCAGGCCACCGGTGATCAGAAACGCCGCCAGCCCCATGAAGGCATAAGTCAGGGCCTTGACCTTGCCCGGGTTGGCATCGATCCACACGGTCATTTTCTTGATAGCGTCGTTCAGCCCGTCCACGGCCTTGATGGCCAGCGGCAGGATGACCTCGCCCAGCTTGAGCAGAAGGTCGGTCCATTTCTTCTGGAGTTCGATCTCCTTACCTGCCAGGGTGGTCTTGGCGTTCTTCTCAAGCTCATCGATACCCGCCGCACCGCTGTTCAACTTGATATTCTTATCAATGTTGGCCATCTGGGTGTACATGGTCGAGTACAGGTTTGAAGCCGTGCGGTTTGTAAAGATGGCGCCAATTTCGTTGAGGACGTCCTGCCTGCCTGTGATCCCTTTGCTGGCAAACGCCGGCAGCATCACATTTTTCATCCATGCGTATGGGTCCTCGACCATCAGATCGCTACCAGCTACAGCGCCTGGCTTTATCTGTTTGATGTTGCCGATTTTGTTGTAGACGACCTTCTTAGGATCAAGCATCCCCAGCCGCATCAGCTCTTCTGCCGCGCGCGCAGTGGTCCGCCCTTGCACCAAGTTCTGGTAGCCCGACATCAGGCCGGTACCAACCCTGAAACCTCCCATCTCTTGGACGAGCGGCTCCATGTTGTAGTAGAAATTCGCGTCTTTCATGCCTTTGGCTGCAACGCCGCCGGTCTTAATCAGGTTCAGGTATTCGTTTGCGCTTACGCGACCACCAGTTGCCGTCTGAACCTGCTGGATCATGTTGGCCTGGCTGTAGAACGCATCTTTGCTGGCCAGTCCGCCACGCATTTCGATGACTTTGAGCATGTCCATGAACGCGCGGTCTTTCATCGCGCCGCCCTCGTCGCCATACAAGGCGGCGTTGGCAAACTTCATCTTGGACAGCAGCGGGACAACCATTTGAGCTTCATGGAAGTCGCCAAAAACGGTTTGAGCGTCACGCAGCAGGCCGAGGTTCTCGCGAATGCTGGTGCCATAGGTGTCCATGCCCTTGGCGAAATTCACCGCATCATTGGTGACCTTGTCGCCAAGACCGAGGGAGCGAAAGCGCTCAACCTCGTTTTGGAATTTCTTCGCCTCATCAAGCGGCGCTTTGAACATCGACGCGATGCCCAGGCCGCCGGCGAACATTGCTGCACCGATTGCGCCTTGCTTGCCGATAGAGGTCAGCTTGGAGTTCAGCTTGTCGACGTCACCACCGGTGGCAGCCAGGCTTTTACTGATCAAAGCCATGCCAGCACTGACGTGGTTGATCAGCGACAGCTTGACAGCGACGGAATACGCCTCAAATGCCATAATGAGCTTCCCTTTTGTGGTGTTGGATCACATGGCAAATAATCAGCGCACGTATCAGTGGGTGAATGGCCGAATTCAGGATGTCGAGGCTATGCAGGAGAAGCGGAAGCGACCGCAGCGAATGGGCATTCAGACCGCCCTACTCGTCTTCACGCTTAGCAGCGTCACGCTGGTGTTTGCCGGTAGCGCGCTGGTATTCGTGCTGGTCGTCCTCTACTCAGTCCTTTTCGGGTGACCTATGAATAAATGGATTCTTCTTGCTGCTATTGCGATAGCGCCGGCGGCCAATGCCGTGGATTTGAGCAAGTCATGCACTGCCGTCGACTGTTCGGCGGGGACCAAGGCGGTCACCTATGCGCAAAAGGACGACGCCTATCACGCCTGCCCGACACTTGAGCTGTCCGACTACGTGAACGGCCTCATGGGCTTTGTTTCCATGACTTACGGCATGACAGGCAAGATGCCGAACGTCTCCCCGAAGACCGGTGAGCCTGAGTACGCCGGAGAAACAAAGGACATGATCGACAACTGGCGATCTGCGGCGAAGGTTTCGTCGTTTGACGAGGCGACAGCCAAGTGCAGTAAAGGCAAGGACAAAGTGCAGGTGATCGTGATGAACTCACCCGAAGGCGGTTTGTCCGTGTGGGTTGCCGACCAAAAACAGAACACCTTCTGGCTTCCGCGAGGCCACCTGTTCAAACGCTAGAGTTGTAGCCCAGCGACGCATGAATCGCCTGGCCGCCGATGAGACCTGCAACGGTCGCGGCGCCCAGCGTACGGCGGATGAATTCCTTGTTTGTCAGAAGTGCCGGCCCCATCACTGGGCGTGCCGGCATTTTTGGCGTGCCGAATTCGTGGTAGACCATCTTGGGATCGGCTGATCCGATGACGGCCTCAAGAATGCTGGTGGTGTGCGTGATGCTTGCCCGCATTGATCCACTGGCAAGCAGCGGCGAATCAGGCGGGTAGCCCATCTTCGCCTTGTGCTCTTCGGTAGACTCGGCCAGATCGGCCCATGCTGGAAAAGGTCCGATACCTGCCTGATAGTGGCCGATCTCTGCCTTGGCGGTCTGCTCAACCCTCTTGGCGCACTTCTCCAGCCCAGCATGCAGGCTGGCAAGCAATGCCGCCTCTTGCCCCGCCAAGTGCAGCGCCAAGCTGCCCAAGCTCTTGAACTCCATAGCTCAATCCTTCTTGTCGAACTGCATGCTGTGCCAGTTCCAGACGCCCGAACCCTCGAATTCCGAGAACAGGATGGAGAAGGCGAAGCGCTCGTAGTCTTCCAGCGGCCCACACTCAAACAACTTGTCGAACGGAACCCCGTTTTTCACCAGCCAACAATCCCGGCGAAACTCGGGGTTCGTTGCTAGTTTTTTGCTGCGGCCTGCTCGGCGCTAAGGCCTTCCTTGAGTGCTTTGGCCTCGGCTTCAGCTTGGGCAGCCTCGTACTTCTCCTGGAAGTGCGCGTTGATGGCGTGCATGCCCTCCTCGCCCAATTCCTGCAGAACGGCTTCGATCTGCTTGTTGGTCTGCGGAAGGCCGAACGGCGTGTCGTCGATGTAGACGACCATTGCGGCCGGCAGCGCAAAGCCTGACATGTAGGTCTGATTGCCAGCGATTTCACCGCCGACAGCCATCACGATACGGCCCTGTTCCAGCGGGCCCAGCTTGCGCAACTGAATAGTGCGCCCGCGACTGTCCTGGATCGTGGTGAATTTGGGTTTCTGGTCAACGTGGACCGGTGCTGCGGATTCGGTAACGGTCAATTTAGCCATGGGTAAAGCCTCTGGTCAGTGAGTCGTCAAGGAGCATGGCGTGCGGGGTGACGAGTCCCGCGCCCTGCGAGCCGGGCTGCCATGCAAACAGGGTCAAACCTTGAGGCGACGGCGGGCGGTGAAGGACATCGACTGACGGATCGTCTTGTCGCCTTCCTTCGGGCCTGCGTCCTCAAACTTCAGAATCACGTGGGTGTAGCGCCAGGTAGTCACGCCACCGCCGACTTCCTGAATGGTTTCGGTGATGGTCGCCGAGTCCTGGTTGACGCCGGCGTAGTAGTCGCTTTCGAACTGCGCCCACCAGTCATCTAGGGTCGAATCGACGCGCTCAGCTTCGAAGGTGCCGGTCCAGCCTTTCGGGATCATCAGCTCGTCGGTCTGACCGTTGAGCGGGGTGATTTCCTGGTTGGTGACCTTCGGCTTCGAGTCGAATTTCATGATCTTCGGCAGCCGAATCGGGCCGCTTGGGGTGTTGATGTCGATTGCGACGTCTTTCCCCGTGTTGTATCCACCTTGCATGGCGTTCTCCAAACGAAAAACCCGGCTCTAGGCCGGGCTTGATAGTGGTTTCGTCGCTTACGCGGCGCGGGGGGTGGCGGACGCAACAATCGATACCGACTGACCGGCTTCGAGATTGACGAGGAAGTAGCGGATCACGGACAGGTACTTAACCTGCACGTCAGCCTGCATATAACCAAGCGCCACGCGGGCATCAGGGTTGTTTGCAGCATCGATCTGCACCGAGAAGGCCGGACCGCCGTTGACGTCGCCGATCATCCCCTGCTGAACCAGCGTCTGGAGGAAGCTTTCCATGGTTGACTTGGTAGTGCGGCGCACATCCGGGGTCTGCAACTGGCCGATCACACCGCCGAACGAGGCGGCAATGGTCAGCGAGATGAAGTTGGTCATCCGGGTGTAGTTGTCGCCGTTCACCGCCGAGTTGCTGGAGCAGTTCAGGCCGGAACGATGGCCGAAGTAGCTGCCACCTGGGCAAGGGTTGGTGATGACGTCCAGGCGCGCAGTGTTGATCGCGCCAATTTCGGCAATGCTGTACGGCTGCTGGGCCAGATTGCGCTGAGTCGACACCGCGTTGGTGATCGGCTTGTTCAGAGCGTTCTGGTTCGGCGACAGGGATGCGATCTTGGCGGCGGCGAAGGTGGCCGGGGCGATCATGCGCTGTTGACCGTTCACCTGATCCTGCCAGTAGACCCAGTCACCCGACATCACCTTCAGCGCGTAGCTGTCACAGCCGGCGGTGGTCAGCGCGGTGGCGACGGTGGTGTAGGAAGCGCCTGCAACGCCCTGAGTGACCATATAGCAGCCTTCGGACAAGCCGTAGGTCAGCATGGTTGGCCACTGGGTGCTATCGGTGACGTCGATCAGGTTGGCGACTTGCGCACCGGTGCCGCGCAGGGCGTACATGCCCTTGCGAGCCGAGCCGATCACGCCGTCAACGCCAATCAGGACCGCATCGGTCAGAGTGGTGTTGCCGGAAGTACCAGTGGTGAACGCAACGGTCTGGGTGAGCGCCACAGGAGCCAGCGAAGTGGCGCCGACGGTGGCAACCACCAACTGAGAAGGGCCGCGCACACCAGATTGGCCGTTGTTCACAGCGCTGACGATGTTCTGCCACAGCGCCAGGCCGGAGCCGGTGATGTTGTCGAACACTTCCGGCGATACGCCAGGCAGCGAGATGGTCAATTTCCAGCTCGACGCAGCCGAACCGGTGGCCAGGGTTGCACTGAGCGAGTTGCCCAGGGTGCCGGTGTAGAACGCAGTCAGGGTCGCGCCGGTTGCGGCAGCGGTATCCTTCAGCGTGCTGGTGGCCGCAGTATCGGTGCCGTCAGTCACACGCACGGCGCGGATATTCGAAGCGCCGCCCTGGATCGATACGGCAATCGCGGTGCACAGGTCGTACTTGCGCACGGTCTGGGTGCCGAACTTCTGCGTTGCGTCACCTGGCGAGCCGATCAGCGTAGCGCTGTTTACTGGACCCCAGTCAGCAATGCCGACGATGCCCAAGATGTCAGTGGCCACACCGTTGATGTAGCGCGTCTTCGGCGGAACGATCTGGATGTAAAGGTCCGGGGCCTGAAGTGCCGCCGTGTTCAAGCTGCCTGCCGGGTAAATGGGCATGGCGTCCTCCTAATGAAAAAGCCGCCTCAGTGGGCGGCTTCTTGTGTGTGGGTTTCGCTTGTTAGGCGGCGACTTTCAGGACTTTGCCGTCACAGTCACCAGCCAGGATGGCGGCGACCTCTGCGGCATCGGAGATTTCTTGGCCGACTTGGTAGTCAGCGAATGCAAACTTGACGATCAGCTTGTATGGCGCTGACTTGGCCTTCACAGCCGGGACGTCTGGGGTATCGCTCATGGTGGGCCTCAAGGGTTTCGAATGATTTCAGGAAGCCCGGTCTGGGCGTTGTCGATTTCCAGCACCGGCGCAATGGTCTCAGCCGCTTGCATCGTTTGCGTTGTTGCGTAATCGATGATGTAGAACAGGTCGACCCTGTACAGGTCAGCCTTTTGGAGCTGATCAGTCATCAGTTGGCCGTTGCCGGTGATCACACCGAACGAGCCGTCTATGAACGAGATGTTGTTGCTGTCTGACAGCGCAGAGTCGAGCGGGCTTGCCACTGCGTCACGAGCCTGCGGGCTGTTTGCCCACACGGTGATCTGCACCGGCTGTTCCTGGCGCTTCGTCTCCTTGTAGGCAGTACCGAAGCCGCCGACCCTGGCAAAGACCGCATGCGCGCCCGTGAGCGTGATGACCGGGCCAGAGCTGGAAGCGCTAGGGATCATCGATGCAAGTGCCGTGGCGGCAGTCGTGAGGGTGTCTGACTGCTGCACGGCGTACACGTAGCTGAAGCCATCCCGATTGATCAGGATGTTCTGGGGTGAGATCGTGCCCGACAGCGTCACAACCCCACCGACAACCGTCATTACCAGCGTGTGCACCGGCGCGGTCAGTGGAATCCACGTCCGCCCAAGGTATCGGGTGGTTTTGCGGTCCTTGCCGTGCGGATAGATGCTGATGTGCGCCCAGTTATTGGCGAGATCCGTTTCCAGCTGGCTTGGGACTGGCCAGCCGGGGTATACCCGCAGCGGGATACCGGCAACGCTTGGCTGCCCGGTTCCGCTTGGGTAGACGACGGCGGCGACCTGTGCCGCGACCTGCTTCAGTACGTCGGTCATACTGGCCATATCACACCTGCGCCTGCATTGCGGTGATGCGCCAGCCCATATCGGTCAGTTCAGCGCTCGAAATCACGTATTTCCGGCCTAGTTCGCACCGGATCACGTCGCTGGTGCGCAGAACGATGCCTGGATAGGCAGGCATGAGGATCAGCCACCAAGGCGTTTTCACGTCCAGAGGCAGCTTTGCATCGTTCGTCTCGCCCTTCGTGCCCTGCAAGATACTGGCAGGCCAGCCCTGCATGAGCGACACCTCAGTCGCCCGGGCGCCACCGGAGTAAGCGCCAAGCCCAATGCTCTGGTCCTGAGCATCGCGCAGCACGCTCACTGTGCGATTCGTCTGCACGCAGTAGATCGGCAGGGTGTCCTGCATGGCGGCGATGAAGAAAGTACCCTGCCGGCCCACCAGGTAGTCACCAACGACGAACTGGCGAGCATCGAACAGGCCAAGCCACGTCGCTTCGCCGTACTTGTTGGGCGCGTTGTACGTGAACTTGGTAGTGAAAGAGGCAGGCAGCGTCTGCAGCGCGGTTGACGACAGCGGGTTACTGGCGCTCGTGGCGCGAAATTGCTGGTAGTCGAAACCGATACGCCTGGCTGCCTGCCCGTACCCTTTATAAATCTTGCCCTGAAGCTTTGTGCCGTCCATGTCACCCCCTGGCCATGCTGATCCCGCCATTGCCCAGCGAAGGGCCAGGCGGTACGCCGAGTAAGCCGCACAACTCGCGGCGCCAGATCCGGTACAGGCTCATCCGGTCGGACACTTCGTTCTTGTTGTGCACCCACACGGCTGCCTGGTCTGTGTCCAGGTTCTCGGTGGAGGACAGGACGTCAGTTTCGAGCCCGGCCAACTTTGTCAGAAAGGAGGTCATGGTGACCTCTTCCTCCGGGCGCAGGTTGTCGAGCCGGTGATTCAGCGTCTGCCAAATCATCGGGGCGACCCAGCCCCAAGCGGTGTCGCGACGGTCGTCGAGCGTCACATCGCCCTGCATCGGGTAACCGGCGTAGCGGCGGGCGTCCGACTTTTGCTGGTCAGTAAGCATGATCGGCTCCTGCTGCTATGGGTTTGCCGTGCGGCGTGTTATTCGGCGGCATCCAGCAAGGCCTGCAGGGATGCTTGATCGGCACCACCTTCAAAGTCGATGCCTTTTTCGGTCAGCTTGGCCTTGATTTCTTCTACTGCAGCCTGAGCCTCGTGCTCGTCGAGCAGCGCTTGCAGCGAATCACGGGACGCATTGCCTTTGAACTCGATGTTCAGCGCGGTCAGCTTGGCTTTGATCTCGGCTGCGGTCAGCTTGGCTTTGCCGTCACCGCCGGACGCATCGCCCAACAGTGTGTGGAAATATGGATTGAAGTCGGATTCTTCGATCAGAACGAAGTCGCCCTGACCTTCGCCCCAAGGTTGTACTTGGATAACTGGCATGCGTTCTTCCTCTTGAATGAGCGCCCGAGGCCGAAGCCCCGGGCGCAGTCATTACGCCAACAGCAGCGCGGTGTGTTCCGGTTTGACCATCGCAACACCCCAGGCCAGTGCGATTTCGTACTGGATCTGACGATATTGCTTGTACAGCGAGATTTCGAACGTCAGGCCGCTCACCGGGTCAGTGATCAGCATGCGGTCGTCGGCGCTGTCGCCGCCTTTTGGCAGGGCTGGTGCGCGAGTCGCCAAGGCGATGGCCGAGCGGGCGAATGCCATGTTACGGGTGGTCGCGGCGATGATGGTGATCGCGGTAGCAGCAGCTGGGATCGCCTTGCGCAGGCCAGGAGCAGCCAGCACAACAGTGCCGCCGTTCGAGGTGTCAGCATCACCAGTCAGTACGACGTACTTGTTGGTGTCGCCGGCGAAAGTGATCACGTCACCAGCCAACACGGCGCCAGTACCGGCCGAGGCCAGGGTGATGGTGGTCGCACCGACGGCATAGCCCGCGGCGTTGGTGGTGGCAGCTGCGCCAGTACCAGATACCACGGTCTTCACCTGGGCGGATTCGCGGATGGCGAAGCCGTGCACGTCGAGCAGTACGCCACGACGCAGCAAGGTGTGGTCGTCAGCTTCGTTCGCCTTGGTCAGCTGACCCAGGGTACGCATGCTGGCGCCGGCCGAGGTGTCGAGCACCATCTGCAGGTCGCTCATTGGAGCGCCGTTGTCCGACAGGATTTTGCGCATCTGCGCGGCTTCTGCCAGGTTGGTGGCGAACGGCAGAGTGCCGGCGGTGCCGTAGGCGCGGGAGGTCTTCAGGTACAGACCAGCCAGGTCGGACTCAACTTCGTTGACCAGAGCGCGCATGCCCTGAGCGAGCTGGTCGCGCAGGATTACGTTGTACGAGGCACCGTTGTTGTCCAGGCCGCGCTTCTCTTCACCGTTCCAACGCACCGGTACACGGCGAGCCTTGGAAATGGTCATCGACACGGAGCCGATAGTCTGGTCGCCGTCGTTTGGCGGAGTCACAGCAGGGGTGATGTCGGACGCAGTTGCGGCCGGCGCCACTGGCGAGGTGACGGTTTGACCGACAGCGGCACGGTCGTAGGTCATATCGGACGAAACGGCAGGGATGAATCCCACCAGTTCGCGGGACACGACGTCCAGTGCGTTGTAGATCGTGGTGGTAAGGCCGGTGAGAGTGTTGCTCATGGATTGCTCCTAGGGATCAGTCGGTAACTTCACCGCCCGCAGACACGTGCGCATGCTTGCCCGCAGGGTCAAGTGCGTCGAACTGGGAACGGGAGATTGATTTATTGCCTTGGCCGCCATTGCCACCGTTGTTAGAAGCGCCGGAGCCAGAAGCTCCAGTCCCTTTCAAGATGTGATCGCGGTGCGGGTATTGCTCAACAAGGGTTTCGATTGCTTCATCGAAGTCAGCGATTTCGCCTGGGCGCGCGCGGCTGAAGATCTTGTTGCCGTGGTTGTCGTAGGCGACGGTCTTGCCGTCCTCGATTTTGAAGGCGGAGCCGAAACGGGACTGGACCAGGTCTGCGGGGATTGCCAGCTTGTCGCCGATGTACTTGGAACGGCTGAATGCACCACCGATCTTTTCTTCGTAGAGCTGCTTTTCGAATGTCGCTGCCTTGGTGCCGACTTCATCGAGCTGGGCCTGGAAGGCCTTGCTGATTTCGTTGCGCACCGTGTCGATCTCACCGGCATCCACCAGTTTTTTCTGATCAAGCTTGGAAACGATATCCAGGGCTTTCCGCGCTGCGGCACCATCCTCAATCCCTTCGAACGCCTTGAGCGCAGTTTCTGCGGCTTCTTTGGCGACACGATTGGTCTTGGCTTCGGTGTTCAGCCGGGTGATCGTGGCGACTGTGCTGACCGCATCAAATGCGACCTCTTTGCCATCGTCGTGCACGTACACAGGCTTGCCGTCTTGCAGAACTGCGTGGCCTTGGTCATCCAATTTCAGTTTCATTGATGCTTCTCCGGGCATCCGCCCATTTGTTGAGCCATCCGGCCCGCTGCGGCGCTATCCATCCGGAATCGCGCCCATAAAAAAGCCCCGGCGGGTGCCAGGGCTGAAATCGTTGTTTGTTTACTACTGCGCCGTAGTAGGCGGGACGGCTTTCGTCGGCTGAGCAGCCACCTTGGCCTTTTCCTCGTCCCAATCGATCTCGTCGCTGAGCAAGCCTCGGCGCTGCACTTCCTCGAACAGGCTTTGGTCGGACAGAATCTGTGCCTTGTTGAGGCTCAGCAGGAACGGCATGGTCAGCCCAGGATCAAAGTCGATATCAAAGTTGCCCTTGACCTTGACGTGCCCGCCTTCTGGCGCCTTCATCCAGTCCGCGAAGAACTGTAGAACTTGATCGAGCGCATCCTCAAGCTGACCAGCCATGGTTTGCAGCGGGCTCATCTCCTGACAGGCCTCTTCCTCGGCCTGTGTTGCCGTTTTGACTGACTGCTTGTCCTTCTGGAGCAGCTTGGCCCCAGCCAGGCGCATGTCATCGACCAGATCAAGCAGCGACTGCCGGCCGGCCTCAATGGCTTTGCCGGTATGCTCGACCCACTTCATGTCCGCATCACGAGGCAGACGTGTGGCCGAACCGGCGCCGACAGTGATGTCGACGCCTTCCTCGATGCCGATTACCGCGAGCATTGGCACCCGGGCGACGTGCAGGATGTTGTCTTGGTCGCTTTGGGACTGCCAGTGCTTAATGTTCATGTTCGCCAGCTCAAGAAGCGGCGGTGTTGCCGTCATGAAGCCGGTGCGCTTGGTGTAGAAGGTGGTCAGTGGGATCTCAGTCAGGCTGGTGAGCCCTTCTGCGTTCTTTTGCCAGATCTTCTGCCCCTTCCCGTCATCCACTTCGATGTAGGTCGCCCAAGCACCAGGAACTAGCACGCGGATCTGCACGACACTCTTGGTGCCGAACTCTCCGTCATCGACTTCAACGCATTCCATGTAGCGGAATTGGGTCAAGACCTGCTGGCCGCCCTTGTTGGCAGATCGCCAGCCAAGCACTTGGCCTGGCTTGATGATCACCCCATAGGGCCGCACGCCGGCGGACTTCTCGTCAGCCTTGGTCTTGAGGCCGTCGGCCATCGGGTAGTCAACCAGTACGTGGCACAGGCCGTGAGATAGCCCCGCACTGAAAAGCGACTGACTCCACACCTGAAGGTTGTTCCCCTGGAGGTCGAAGTCCTCGGCCATCTCTTCGATGGGCTTGGGGACGTCTTCAGTCAGCGTGATCGGGTCAGCGAACACGCGCCCGGTCATGTTCTGCACGGTCTCGCTGTAGGCAGGAAGCAGCGTTGAGGTTTTGAGGCGGGCCTGATAAGCGTCCGACTCTTCCTTTGGCCACTTCGGCAGGTAGACAGCACCTGCCTTGCGCATGGCCCTTGTGCCACCCATGAGAGCGTCAACAATGGCCCAGTCCTGTCGCATTTCGTCTACGACAGGGAGCGTTTTGCTCGGGTCATCACTCATATTCACATTCTCAGAGGTTCGCTGGTGGCGTTGCGCGCTTTGATCGGATAGCGCTTGGCGATGAAGTAGCCGGCGGCGTCGTTCATATGGTCGTGACCCTTCTTAGGGTCTTTGTCAGGCTCGCCCTTGTCGGTATATGTCTGGCGCTCCAGGCACATGGTGAGCTGCGGGCACTGGTCGATGTTGACCTTCAGCCGGCGCTCTCCGTAAGTGTTCAGGAACATGGCGTTGACCGAGTTGATGCGGTCCTTAACTCCAGGGTTTGTTGAGTCAACGACCACTGTGAAGCCGGCCTTGCGAAGCAATGAAAGGTCAGATTCGCTAGCATTCTTGCTGCTGGTGTTCTGCCCGCTGGCATCCGGGTATACCGTGATTGAGTGCCCAACAAACCGAGCCTGGATCTTCTCAATCATCTCCGGGGTATCGCGCACCTTATGGAACTCATCGAGAGCCAGGGGAATCCCCTCACGCACCACATAGACCACCGCAGCCATCTTCATTACGTTGAAGTCCATGCCAATATGGATCGCCTCACCAGGCTCAATGCGCGAAGTTGTGCGGCATTCCTCACGATTGAACGTGTAGTAGATGACGCCGGAATAGCTCTCGAACCCCGCGTCGTATTCCTGTCTGAACGTGCGCGGGTCCATCTTGCGTTTGGCGGCTTCCAGCTCTTCAGCCGGGACATTCCCACCCTGCAATGACGTGTACTGCCAGCTTTTGTGGTCAGGCTCACCGCCAGGCTGACCGTCCTTGAACGTGTCATAACAGTGATTGAAGCCTTTCGGCGTGCCGATACGCAGGGCGTGACCGCCTTTGCGCAAGCCAATGCCAGGAACCGTATACTGGCAGGTCGAAAGCATCGGACGCAGCACTTCTTCCCATGCGGCGTATTTGCAGTCGGCCCACTCGTCCACCAGGGCAAAGAACAGACCGGAACCGCGCAGGTCGTCGTAGTTGTCGAGACCAACGCAGCGCATGACGTGCCCGGACTTGAGCACAATCGAGCATTCAGTCTCGTTGGGTCGAGATTCGCGCCATGACAATGGGATCGCCTGCTTCAGGCGTCGCCAGAAGACACGCTTGGCCTGCTTGAACGTCGGGGCGCAGTACCAGATCTCGTCCTCGACGCTTACGCCCCATTCAGCGGCCAGCCGGCCGGCGCGGCGCATCTCAGCCTTGCCCAGGAACGTCTTGCCGAACCGGCGACCGCATACTGCATCACGAAAGCGCGCTTCAGGCTGGAAGCCCCAGCAGTAAATGTTCGCCTGCTTAGGCGTCAGCTTGACCGGTGGATCATAGGTGCGGGGAAGTCGGGACATGCTCATCAGGCTCCAGCGTGTATTCAGCAACGGCGTGCTGCTGGTCCGCGTGGGAGCCAAGAGGTTTTTCAGGTTCGATGCGGCGATTCACGTAAACGTCGCCGACTTCCTTGGCTGCCTGCTCCAATAGCTGGGCAGTGAGTGCAATGTTCTTCATGCTTTCGGCTTTCTCGGCCATGCGGCCAAGCGTGCGAAGCCGGTGAGAACGGTTGGCGATTGGTATCTCGGCGGTCTCTTCCCTGAATCGCTTGCGGGTGTCGTGAAACAGGGTCACCCATTTGGCCGCGAGGGTCTTGCTCGCCCGCTTGGTCGCATCATGCGATTCACAAAGCTGACGGGAGATCTCAATGCCGAATTCTTGTTTGACGGCCTCTACCACCTGAGAGGGGGTGTCAAAGCACGCCAAGGCCTGAACGATGAAGCCTTTCACCTCACTATTCAGGTTTGCCATAAATTGGATTCCGTCTAATGCCTGTCAAATTTCAGGCCGATCTGAGCAGACAGGTTCCGCAGGCCCTCGCAATGTTCAATTTCCCCACCTCAGCAGGACTGTTTGCAGCATCCACCAACGCTTGAACGTCAGGGCTTGCACCGTAGCGGCGGACAACACCGACGAACTCTTCGACGTCATGGCCCTGCAGCTTGATCTTCGGTGCGCCATCTTGGGTGAATGTTGGTTGACCGTACTTGTCGGTCGCGTGAGCCAGGTGATACAGCTCGTGTTCAATCAGGGCGCAGAACTCAAGGTCGCTGCACTGGGAGCAGTAGTCCGCCGCCAGGGTGATGATGAAGGCAGGCACATCGCCGAACCAATCACGCATCTGTTGCTCCATTCGGGCTTTCTGCCAACCTCCGGCGCGGAACGCTACTTGTTCGGCTTGGCCAAGGACCGTCCTACCCTGCTTCTCAAAGCTCGACGAAGCCCACATGATCCGGATGTCGGCATCCAATAAGTGGGCATGGTCTTTGTTGTGAATGGTGCCGGTGTCGGCAAGGATTTCAGTTTGGAGCCATTCCCACACATCGGGGGCTGGGGTTAGGCGGATACCGAAGTCGGAGAGCTCGGAGAGTTCAAGCAGCGACGACGGGGGCATTGGCCTGTTCATGGCTCACCTTGCGCTTGAAATGATGGCTGGATGCCGGTATTGATGGAAATCAACTAACTCTGCGCAAGGAAGGAAGGCAACATGTCTGACGCGATCAAAGCAATTTCTGTAAATGGCAACTTGGCATACGCTCGACTCCAGCCGGACACCCAGAGAGCCATAGCGGTAGGTGCTGCTTTGGAGTTGATCTCGAACAGGGTTCTGAGCTCTGCATCTGTGCATCTCAGCCAAGAAATGGAAAAGCTGGCGACCTATGCGGACCAGATTCAGGAAGCACTGAAATCTAAGTGATCCATCCGTGCCGCACTCACATGCGGCACACCTACCCTTCCGCGCTTTCCAGCAGCACATCAATCAGCTTCTGCTCATCCAAGCGCATCGCACCAAGGCATTGCAGGTCGTCACACTTGGAGCCGAGGCCGAACACGGTCACCTCTCCCTTCGCGCCGATCAGCGTCAACGCACCAACAGTGCACTCAGGATGCTCACCAGCGTCGAGGTCGTCAGCAATCTTGCGCAGGGTCTTTGCGGCGTTGCGCCACCCCTCGCGCTTGAACTCAACGATCTTCATACTCATGCGGTCACCTGCTGCAGCCACTCTTCGATGATCCGCCGCACCACTGGCTCAGTCAGGATTGAGGACGGCTTGTCGCCGTCGATCACCGATTGCACCAGGGCATGCGGGATTACGTGGGCACCATCACTGGCTACCACCATCAGGTGCGGACGCTGGTCAGTGATGTGGTGGATGCTGGCTGTCATTGCGTCACCATCTGGTGTGTCTGTGCGTGGGCGTGGCCGTGGAGCAAGCTAACGATCAGGCCTTGTGGAAGTCCGGCTTCCTTGGCGGCGTCCACGGCATCGGCAATAGCCTTGTCGAGAGCGTTCACAGCAGCGTTGATGTCCAGGCTCATTGGCAGCACGTGTCGTAGGCGGGTGACGTTACCCATGAAGTCGCGACTTCAACTCGTAACCCATGAGTGGCCAGATCTTCTGCTCTGCGTTCTGGCGGGCGATCTTGCGACCCACTTCTGCATCGAAGTTATCAGGGCTGGCACAGGCAGATTCACCGGTGACGGTGAAGCCATTGCGCAGCACCAGGACGCAGAACGTCAGTAACGCCAACTCACCATGCGCGCCAGTGAGTCGGGTCAACTCATCCTGAGAATTGAAGGCGGCCTGCACGCCATCAGCAGCAGTAAAGAAGTACTCGCCGACAATGTTGGCTTTCAGGTCTGCCGGAGTGATGCGGGGCGCAGTCAAACCCTTTGCCTGAATTTCCTGTTCAATCGCTTGATCATTCATGGTGATTCCTCATGGTTACGCGCCACGATTTTGCGGATTCGAAAACGTGGCGCGGAATATCGTTACTCGCCGCGCTTGCCTGAGATCACCTCGCCGAGCGTCAGCCCATGACGACTACGGTGAGATTTGATGCCCGCCGCAGAATCCTTGGCGACCATTGCATCTGCGACGGTGTCAGCCTGCTGAGAATTGCTGAACTCACCGACCGTGATCGACGAGGCGCCACACCCTCCGCTGTCGCTTGGCGACTCCTGGGTGTAGCAAGTGACGATGTATCGGGTCACCGGGCGAACTTGGTATTCAGTACTCATAAAGCCTCCGGCCTGCGCACAGGCTGATTGTGGGTGAAGCGTGTCTGTTACTTACCCCGGCGCTCGACACCGCCAGGTGCCTTGTCGCAGTGGAGGCAGTGCTCGCAGTTGAGCGTCCGGCAAAGCCAGGCCTTCACTCGCTGCCAGTACGTGACCATGAAGATGTGCCGCACACCGGCCAGGGCCAGGGACACATGCAGTGTCAGGCCGGCGGTGGTCGGGCCGAAGAAAATGTTCTGGCTGCGCGCCATGACCACAAACCCGCTGATAGATATCGCGGTGTAGATCAGCTTGCCCAGGATGCCGTCACGCACCTTGCCGCTCAGCACACACCAGGTGGCCCACAGCGAAATCAGGCCACAGGCGATGGAATTGATCAGTTCAAGATTCATGGTGGATTGCCTCCCCCGAACCGCTGGCGAATAAGCGCCCAGAGGTCAGCGGATTTGATGGCTCGATTGATGGCTGCCAGGAGCGAACCGCCGAATGCGCCCAACAGGAAGCCGATGCCGGCGACTATCTTCGGCTCAGTCACGCCCAGGTAAGTGCTGACCATGCTGGTCAGGTAGATCGAGCAGGCCATGCCGGTGATGAGGAAAATCATCCAGGCACGCCAGTCGTTCAAGTCTTCCTTGTGCCACCAACTGGCGATCACCGCCCCAACGAGGCCAGCAATCAGCAATTCGAACCTGTCGATCTTGTCGAGCAGGCGCTGTAAATACTCCATGCGCTCGACTCCGTGGGGCACGTTTGGATTTGAATCAACTCCAGCAGCACTCCCAGCTCGGAGCAATGGGTGTGGCGGAGCAGAAAACGAAAAGGCCTCGATCAATGTCGAGGCCCTAAAAAGGCACCGAGGCACTCCCCCTCAGTCGCTCAAGTTGTTTTGGCTCCCTGAAAGACTCTCAGATCAACACCGCAGAGGCTTGAGGCCCCATGCCTGGTCGGCCCGTAGGGGCTTGAACCCTCTTCCCCCGGTTATGAGCCGGGCGCATCAACCGTCAATGCTTCGGGCCAAATTTGGAGCGGATACAGGGAATCGAACCCTGATCGAAAGCTTGGAAGGCTGTCTAGCGACCTGCGCTACCCGCAATTGCACGTCTTTCCGCGCTGTCTGCCGAAGACGATCCAGGTGTCGACGCCCCAATGCATCGATCGCGCCCTTCCTGTCTCGCGCCACTCCACAAGCATGTGAGGTCAGAGTGCGCGGGCTGCCGGTGTTGATTCCGTACGTCGCACTATCCGGCTATCGACGTCCAGGCCTTCCCGAGGGCTGTCCTGGCTACAGGTGAAACTACAGATTCTTTTTGTGGATCCGCCAACCCATGGCGACACCGGGATGCAAATACTCGCCGGTGCGTGGATGGCGCGAGAAGTCGGTCTCGCCAACTTGGCGTGCGACCGCCTCCCATGCCGTTCTGGCGCGCTCCAGCAGATTGCTTTTGGCTTTCAGCTTCATGCGCATCTCCAGAAGGTTGAATTCGAGGCAATAAAAAACCCGGCGCGGTGGCCGGGTTCTTTGTAGTCAGTCCTACGCACGCAGGAATGACAGGATGGGTTAATAATGCGACATGGCGACATGATATTGCAAGCCCTTTTGAGGGACTATTTCACGCCGCTTCGCACTCCAGCACTCCCACGGCCTCAAGCATGTGCTGAGCATCGACCAGCGCCTCGTCCACCATTGATTCCAGTGCCCCCTTGATAGTCTTGTTCCAGCGCTGGTAGGTGCGCTCCGTCAGGCCCTGAGAATCCCAGTTCGTCATGTCATAGTTCGACTCGGCCAGGACGATCATCTCGCCCGGCTTCGTTTCAGCCACTGATCTGGCGTGCTTGTTGGCGCGGGCAGCATCGGCGTCAGCCGCTTTGTTGCGCCAATCCCACTGCCCCTCATCCTTGTTTTCCCGATGCTTTGGAGCTTTGACCTCGACCACGGCGCGCTGGATGCCTTTCGACTGCTGCGGCACAGCCCAGACCAGTACCGCCTGCTGAGTGAAGCGCTTGGGCGCCGACGACGGCACAACCGCTACAAGGCGACCGATGGAATCGATCTTGCGCCCGCGGTGGGTGCTGTACTTGGCCACCAATGCATTCCAGTGGCGCGGGCTGAGCTGGGCGTGCAGAAGTTTGTGCACGATGCAGTCAGCAAGCAGGGCTGCATCCTTGCCAGTGATCTCCCCCTTAAGTTTGCTGGTCTGCACCCGCGGCTCAACATTGCACCCGCCAGCGCTGTTGATTGTTTCCGCTGCCAGAGCGCGGACGACTGCAGATATGACGTTTTGGTAGTTCATGCTGCGAGCCCCTTCTTCAGTTCTTTGGTCTTTGCCCGGTAGTCGGCGGTCATCGCCTTCAGCTCTTCGACGGTGTACTTCTTGGCCTCATGAGGCCCCTCAAGCCATTCAACCGCCTCGACGCCAATCTTCTTGATCAGGCCAGGCCGATACCCAAGCAGGTTTCCGGACTTGCCCATGTTGCAGTTGCGATTGCACTGAAGGTTTACGTTGAGCGGTTCAAAGCGGAGCTCTGGGGCGGCTGCAGTCGTCCTGTAGTGTCCGGCGCAGTACTGAACATCAGCAGTGGTTCCGCAACTGATGCAGGGCTGACCGATGTCACGCTGGCGTATCCAGGCATTGAATGCGTGCTGCGTATCCTTGAGGTGGTCAGCGCGACTTTTCAGGGCCTCCTTGCGGACCTTGATGTCCCGGCGACCAACATCCGCCAGGGCCTTCTTGGCGCTCGCCTGGCCCTTCTCCGACTTTCCGTAGGCGATGGCGCACTCGATCTCGCCGCACACCGCTTGCGAGCTTCTGGAGGGTGTGAACATCACCCGGCACTCTGGGCAGCGCTTGCGGCGAGGTCCGTTCGATGTGAGCGGGGTCTTGCGTTGCAGTGGCGTGCGCTTCATGCCGAAACCTCGACCAGACGATTATCGAAGGAGGTTTCACCGACCTCATGCCGGTAGCCGAACTTCGACTCAAATGCCTCGATGTCCAGATCGCACAGGCACTCGCCTGGCTCCATGGCGGTGTCGCTGATCGTGGGCAGATCCCGAACTGCGCAGCCGACGGCCTCAGCAAGCCCCCCGGCGTTATGGGCCTCAGCGGGATTGTCATGGAGCGGCGTGACTTCAAACCAAATGCACATCAGTACCGCCCTCCCCAATTGTCCTTCTGCGTCCAGCGCACCTGGTGCTCAGCGCCGAAGGCGTGAACCCATTCGATCAACTCGGCGCACTGCTTCACGGTGAGCTTGCTGGTGCGCTCGTAGATGACATCGAAGCCGTTGCCGTCTACGGCCGGGATCATTTGCGGCTGGTCGCCCGACTCACGCAGCCAGGCGGCGGTCAGCAGGCGCTTCCAGATCAGGACATCCCACTTCTTCCCAGCGTGTTCGACCTGGGCTGCGATATCGGCCAGCGCCGCGTGCAAGGCCTTGTTCTGCTCCCCGCTGCGGTCTACTTCGGTGATCGCCAACTTCTTGGGCTTCGTCAGGTCCAGGGCAGCAAGGTGTACCATGGCGCGATTGCGGTCAGACTCGTTGCGGATCTGGAGACTGGTCATGCCTTCACTCCCGTTTTCTTGCTGACCTTTCCCTCAGTCTCAAGCGTGCGCATGGTGTTGCGCAGCGTCTTCAGGTCCCAGTGAAACCGCAGGTACTTCCCGATCAGATTGACCTTCGCGGAGAGAACCAGGCTGATCGCCAGGAGCATCGCCGCCACCAACAGAGCGCCACCGACCAGCATCACGCCGTACCCAAGCCACAAAGCGATTGAATCCAAAGTCATGACTGCTCTCCCTTGCCCAGGGCGGCGCCGCAATTCGCGCAAACGCCGTTGTTGGCATCCATAAACCCTGCGCCGTAGCTGTTCGCTGCATGGCCGTCACCGCAGGCGCACCAGATGATTGCATCCGTCTCGTCTCGATTCTTTGGGCGCCGCGCATCCCGAAGTCTGTTGACAGTGGCGATCACCGCTCCTGCAGCGCTTGATATCAGCGCATGCTGCGATCCTGTGAGTTCGGGCCATGGCGTAGACTCGAATCGCGAGTACTTGTGAAGCTCCATTGCCGCCGCCCGGAAATCACCGGAAAACAGGTGCCCTTCAGCGGACTTGGCGCGCTGTTTCCAGTACGCAGCGCGGTCAGCATCCTTGCGCAGCACCTCCACCTCAGCCTTCAGCTCAGCATTCACTCGCTCGTAGGCTTCGTAGCCGGTGCGTAGGCCAGCGACTTCGGCGCGGAGTTGGTCGCGCTCGGTCTTGATCGCCCATACGTGGTCGATGAACCTCCCAAGGTCGATATGCTGACCATCAGAGATTGACTCTGGCTGGCAACCACCATGCGGCGAGCACATCCCTGGGGTTTGGCAGCGGGTCATGGATTTACGGCAGATAAGGTCGGTCATGGCTTGCTCCCCGCGCAGTCGTTGCACCCTGATCGGCAGATCCACTCAGGCTGGGGATCGCCCTCAAAGCGCTCAATGCGCTCTACCGAGTCGCCGCGCTTGATGTAGCCAGCTACGCACTTGGCGGTGTCCTTCTTGCTCATGGCGTCATCCCAGCACGCTGCGGATACCTTCCCGCAAGCGCGGCGAGCCAGGTACATGAACCCCATGGACTTGCGCTCGACGGTCTTCACTTCTGAAAGTTCGCTCATGCCCGCTTCTCCCCTGCTTCTGCGATCAATGCCATGCGCTCCAACTTGCGCGCCTCACTCCAGGCTTCAGATGTGCGATCGTCCACGCTGCCCTTGTCCACCCACTCCCAGACCGGACGGCCGTTGCTGACCATGTAAGCTCGGTACATCTTGCTGTACTGCTGCTGGCGGATTTGCTGGACGCCACGGCCTTTCAGGAATCGTTCGTCGCCGGCCTGAGGTTTTGGCTTGGTTGGTGCGGTGCTGAAGCGAATGCTGGTCACGGTCATGGCCGCTGCTCCTGAGTCTTGTTCTTGCCGAACTTGGCCAACAGCAGCTCGCGGGCGGACTTACCGTCGGCCGGGATACCCTGCTGAAGGATTCGCGCCTGGGTCTGCTGGTCGGCCAGCTCGTTGGCCAGTTCGAAGGCGGTCTTCTGGCTGTCGTGGCCGATGCCGGTGAGGATCTTGCCGTCCAGCGGCTGGCCGTCCTGGGCGCGGCGGATCACCACGGCGTAGTTGTGATCGAAGCGCTGGCGCAGGCCCTTGTCTTCCTGCTTGGCTGAACGCAGGTCGAACAGGCCGGTGGCAATGGCCGCGATCTTCACGCCTTCGTGGCTGTAGACGCCCATCAATGCCTCCACCCATGCGTCAGCGCTCGCTGGCAGGCCGAACGCCTCAGGTCCAGGCTTGCACCAGCCTATGAACTGGCCGACGCTTGGAGCGAACGGTGAGCCGCTTTTGCGGCACTGCTCGATTCCATAACGGATCTGCTCCAGCGAGCGGATGCCGGCGGCCATGAAGCCCATTGTCCAGTTGCGCATCGCTGCGGCCTTGGCCTTGTCGTCAGGCCACGCCTGCTTGTGGGCTGGGAAGATGGCCTGCAGCTGTCGAAACAGGCGCTCGACCACTTCACCGGTGGCGTCGTCAACCACTCCAAGCTGGCTGCCGATCTGCGCCGGGGCCTGATAAGGGGCGGCGGCGGAAAGAGCGCGCGCAGCACCTGGGATCATCTGAGTGACGTTTTTCATAGGTCATCACTCGTATCAGTGCGCCACGACTTGTCGTAGAAGTCCGGGCCGTTGCCAACAGTCCTGCCGCCAGCCACCACCTTCTCCGGGAACAGACCGGTCCAGCCATTGCTGATGGACTGGTTGATCACGGCGTCAGCGTCGTGGTGCCCTGCCAGGGTCTTTGCTTGACGGGCACAGGTAGTGGCGGTCAGCGACTTGCGGATCTCCTTGCGGTGTTGGCACCAGTCAGCCCAAGCAGTGGCGCTGACATTGGTCGGCTTGGCAGTCAGCGGGTCGAATTTCTCAGCCTTCGATTTTTTGCGAGAGGGAGCTTTAGCGACCGGCTCTTTTACTGGTTCCTTGACTGGTTCAAAAGAGTGACTGGTTCTGGGGGCAGCTCCTGCCCCACCCCCTGGGTTATCTCCTGCCCCAGGTAGGGCAGCTCCTGACCCACTATTAAGCGAAAGGTGGAAGAGATTCGACTGATTAAGCTCACCCTTGCGACGGAACTCACGACGCAGCAGGCCGCACTTCTCCAGCTCTCGAATGTGAACCTTCACAGTGGAGCGACCGATCTCACATTGATCAGCGATATGCTGATACGACGGCCAGCACTCGCCCACGTCGTTGGCGTTGTCAGCCAGCTTGATCAGTACCAGCTTGCGCAGCGGGTTTCCGACCTTGGTCTTCATGGCCTTGACCATCAGCTCCATGCTCATTGCAGGGTCTCCCACTGAGGCAAGCAATCGCTTCTCAGGAGCTTGTTAAAAGCCCTTTCACGAATGGAGCGAGGGTCGACACCGGTCAGGCGGCGGATCAACACCTTAGAAGCAAGAACGGCCGTCATAAGCTCGAAACGGGCGTCGTTCGTGCAGTCTTCACACTTCGATTCCTCTTCATCCAGGTAGACGCTCAGAGAGAACTCGCTTTTGTCCCAAGCCATATAGGCGAGCTGGTCATCGGTGAACTGTTCCATGTAGGCGTCGTCAATCATCGTCGCCTGGATTTTTGGTTCGTCTTTCATGGTCAGAACTCCAGGCGCTTGATTTCGGAGAGAAGAGCCCGGCTATGGCGCTGGATGTAGATCTGGCTGAGCTTCTGCTTGCGGGATTCGAAGTCCATGCCTACATCGATCAGAGACGCGTTGACGCGCTGCAAGTGTTCAATGCACCGAATCTCGCAAGGCGTTAGGTGGTCACGGATCGAATCTGTAGGGCTGATGCAATGCGCCGCCCGGTACACCTTGGAAGGCATGCCCAGGGCGATACGGTTGATCAGGTCGAACTCATTGCTGAAGTGGTAGTGCTTGATTTCTTTGCCGGCGGCGAGGCGCCCGTGCCTGATGGCGTCGGTCAGGGCTGGCGCCTCAAGGCGAGCCCGATCCCGGGCCTGCTTTCCTTCGACCAGTTGAATGTGGCCGACGACAACAGCATCGAAGGTACGGATCACTTGCAAATGAAATTTCGCGCTGACCCACATTGCATAGGCATAAACCAGCTCCTTCATAACGAAGGTGCCGCCATTTCGGCCCTCAATCGTAACTACCGGAATTCCGGTAGTTTCCAGCTCGCCCACAAGCTCTGCGGTTTGCTGGATCGCAAGCCAATAACCTGGCGCGTGACGCTTCTCTTTTCCGGCAGCCTTGTGCAGGTCATTCAGGCAATAGCGACCCTCTAGGTCTTGCTTGATTTTGACGCCACCGAGACTGAGGGCCATTGTCCGCGCCACGTTTTCAGATTGCGAAAAACGTGGCGCGGGATTATTGAGGGCCTGTACATCAAGATTAGAGGTGTGCATAATCGGCTCCAGATTGAAACGATATTTGCAAGTGCTTTAAAAGAGCCGGGATTGCGCCCCGGCTTTTTTGTGCCTGCGATTTGGGTTTATGGGTTGAGGTCTTCATCAGTCCCTCCTTTTTCAGGCCCTATTCCGGGCTTCGGCGGTTCTCGCCTTGTTGTTGGCAGATGCCGGATCTTTCCGGCGCCTCTTGGCCTGGTCTTTTCGAAAAAGCGTTCTGCTCCAAGCTTTGCGGCGTACTCGTCAGGCGACATGCCTGCGGCTTTAGCCAATCGTTCAAGCTTTTCGTAGAGGCGCCCATCGATCCCATGGCAGATCGTGGTTTCAGGCACAGAGCCTCCTTTCAGGGCCTTCAGGCCAACTGCTGTTTCCCGGTAACATCCTTTTCAACGATGCTTTCCAGCTTCTCTTCCACGCACATGCGAACGAATACGGCGAGTTGCAGCTTGTGAAGTCGGGCGACTGCCTTGAGTGCCTCGTAGGTTTCATCGTCGTACCGAGATTTAATTTCTCGGTCCTTCAGATGGCGGGGTTCGTCGTACATGTGTTGCTCCTTCGTGATTGGAAATCGGTTTTAGGCGGCAGATTTTTTCGGGTGCGCTTCCGACAGCAACCGGGAAGCCTCGAAGGGCTTTCCGTTGGCTGATGCCAAAGCAGAAATTCGTTCGGCGTAACGCGTCTCGCCTGTGTATTCAGTGCGCGGCAGGGATCCGGCGGTCAGCCATTTGTAGATGGCTCGCGGGGTCAGGCCGCAGGCCAGGGCAACCACCGGAACGCCACCGGCGTCATCAATCGATTTCTTCAGCGGGCTCATGTGGCCTCCGGGTTAAATATGAACTTGCAGTACATATTATGTCGGAACTGAAAGTACATGCAAGGGCATGCGATATTGAACCTATGGTTCAAATAGAAGAGATACGCGCCGCGTTCGCCTCACGCCTCAAGAAATCAGTAGCCGCCAAAGGCATTGATCAATGGGGCGCGGGCGCTCGCCTGGCTGAAGTTGCCAAAGTTACGCCGAAGGCTGCGAGCAAATGGCTGAACGGTGAATCCATCCCTGGCCCCGCAAAGATGCAGGCGATCGCATCGTTTCTCGGGGTGAGGATCGAGTGGTTGCAGCATGATTCAGGCGACGGCCCTGATGCGCTGACAGATGCCGCCGAACCGGGCCCGGAATCCACCGCTGCCGATAAGCTGCGCGCAATGCTTGCTGGTAAGAATTTGGGCGAGGAAAGACTCAAGAAGCTTCTGGCAATAGCAGAAGGTGACGAAGTCGAAGCTGCTGGCGGCGTGCTCGTACATGACGCCTATCGGCCGGGGAAGGTCGGTGACGAAGTGTGGATTGCTCACTACGACGTGCGCGGAGCTTTGGGCGGCGGCGAAATTGCTCATGATTTCCCCGAGATGCTCCAGGACGTGCGCGTCAGCCCCTCCCAGCTCCGAGCCATGGGCGTCGAGTTCAAAGAGCACTTCCATCTGAAGATGATCACCGGCTGGGGGCAGTCCATGACGCCAACCATCAAGCATGGCGATCCGCTACTGGTCGATGTCAGCATCAAGGAATTCATCGGCGACGGGATTTACTTCTTCTCCTATCAGGGCTTCCAGTACATCAAGCGCCTGCAGATGAAGGGCAAGACCAAATTCAAGATGATCTCGGACAACAAGAAGCACTCGGCCGAAGACATCTTTACAGATGAGACCTACATCCAGGCACGCGTGCTGCTGGTGTGGAATGCGAACCTGGTCTGAGTTTCACCAATCATCTTTATCAAGCAGGTAGCCGCCGGTCGGATGTGAAAAAGCCACAGGCCGCGCCGGCAGCGGTAATCGGTGGCTGCTGGAAATGTTGGTGTTGACTATTCTGGCTTGCGCTCTACTATGGCGCAGCCTATAAATTTGATAGGCACTGGATGAAAATTGTTAAGCCGTTATGGACGACGCTGCAGCTGGAAAACCTGATTCATGTGCTTGCCAGGGACTCCAGCAAGGTGATCATCACCCTCCACTGCCAGGAGAGAATGGTTGAGCGCGGCGTGTCCGCTATTGAGGTTCTTCGCTGCCTGCAACGCGGGGCAATTCTCGACGAACCCAAATATAACCAGAAGAACAAACACTTCGTGTTTAGCATGAGCGAACCAGCGCCAAGGGATATTGTGCGGGTGGTTGCTGCTGTGGAGCCGAATCCGAAGCCTGGCAAGCTTTTCGCGGTAACGGTATGGGAGATATGAAAATGTTTGAATATAAGGGTAGCGGCCTGGACGGCATCTTCCTGAAAAACGGCTTCAGCTTGGTCGAGAGCCCGTACGGCAAAGGCGTGGTTATTGAGGATATGGAAGGCCTGCACAAGGCAATCGCCGCAGATATTATTCGCCAAAAAACGCCGATGACGGGCCACCAGTTTCGCTTCTTGCGCAAAGAGCAGGATTTGGTACAGGCGGAGCTTGCCGCTCTCTTGCGGGTCGACGTTCAAACAGTTGCTCGCTGGGAGAAGCTTGGCTCCGAGGCCGTGCCGGGGCCGGCAGACTTCTCTATGCGCGCGTTCTATTCCGCTTTTTGCCATATCCTTAATGGGCCGTTCGAAGTCTTGCCTGGAGCGGAGCCGGACGAAAGCGCTGTCTTTGCGATTGGTGAAGACCATAGATGGGGCGAGGCTATCGCTGCGTGAGCGTGAATTCCAAAGAAGCCCGCCATTGAGCGGGCTTTTTTCTGCCTGCTAGAACGGCGCTGGCTCCTCGACCGGTTCAAAAACCTCAATCGGCCGATCCTCTTCAGCGCTCGCCTCCCACTTCAGCGTCACCGACTCGTCGTCGTTGAAAGTCATGTCTATGCCGTCCGTTTCCGCTAACAAGCCCATCACCTCGTCCCACTCCCTATCCCCGTCGGTATCTAGCCGATGAATCTTCACCCAGCGCCGCTCTTGCGCTATCGGGTGATTGATCATTCCTGAAACCCGCAGCCCTAGCCGCTCTACCCCGTGCATTTCTTGGCGTACTGCCGGTTTCGCCTGCTTCTTCGCCATGAAATCCCCTCCCGATTAAATGCTGTACATACATCCAGTATCTGAAAGCGAATATAGCGAAACTTTGGTTCGTCGTAAATCCCCGTCAAGCAGCGTTTTATGGATTCGAAAATGAACCAACAAAAATTTATGTACTTTTGGTACTTGACTCAATGTGAACCTGTAGTTCATATTTACTCCATCGAGTCACCCAACAGGGACTCGCCAGGGCCTCAGGGCCTGACCGCTCTTTAACAGTCAGCGCAACAAACAACAGACCGCATTGCCTCTACCGGCGACCGGCGAGCAGACAGGCCCGAAAGCCTGCCAACGACAGGAACAACCTGGACGGCTGCTCGATGGCGAAACGCCAGAACCGTGTATGCCCAGTAGGCACGAATGACCCGGCAAGCAATGCGCCCCGCGAATCCCAGCGGCAGAAGGGAGAGACACCGAACTGAATTAGCGGGCCCGATAGCTTCGGCTGGGACCGCCGGACCTCATGCACCCTGCCCCACTGAATCAGGGCATTTAGAGCTGAAGCGTGCATGTTGTAAGGACCTGTGATCCACGGCGAACAGATGCTGTTTGACGCTGTGAGTAGGAAGCTCGAAGCCCACACCGAAGACGACCGGCCAGCCCTGCAATCAGCGGCGGGTAACTGGCCAACACCGATGACGCAACAAGCCCAGGCCGTCGCCAGTAGCGGGCCTGGGCTCCACAGATTTGCTGATGCCGCTTCTATGAGGCGGCATTGTTGAATTCAGTGGAGATCAGGAAATGAAAATAGAAGCATCGCCTAGACAGAAAGTCGTCCTGGAAGCGCTGAAAAAATGGATATCTGAAAACGGTTGGCCGCCAACTCGGGCCGAGCTGGCAAAGGATCTTGGTATAGCGTCGCCAAACGGCGTGGATGAGCACCTAAAAGCTCTTGCTAAGAAGGGCCACATCACCATGGTGCCAAAGGTGAGTCGCGGCATTCGAATTGTCGCCTGAACCATCCTCCTGTGCATTCACAGAGTGCGCAGCGGGATGCGGATGCACGCCCAGGCTGATGGGCAACGACGCAGGCTCGCAAGTGGGGCGCCGACGGACCTCGGTTGATCGGCTCGGTTGAACCTGACACTTCACACCCAACCCGGAGATCAGCGCCGGGCATCTGCACCCATTCCATAGGTGGCCACTGCCTTCCCAGTGAGCGAACAACGGAGGGCTTCCACATATCTCGACGGGCTGGCATCCCGCCGACACCCGCACCACCTCAGACACCAAGCGCGCACGTAAGTCTTGGTCAGGGCCTCCCACAAATTGCACGGGAGGCGCGGTTGGTAGATTGCTAGGTAGTTAAATTAACTGCCCGACGCCTCATGCGCCCGGCAGGCTTGTTACGGAAAGAGGGAAAAGCCCGGTTTCGACTGGGCTTTTTTATGCGCCTTTATTGCGTCAGCACTCACCCCGCGCCCATCGGCAACCAGCGGGAGGAAGGAGGGCTGACGAATACAGGTGAACCAACGAATGGAGAGAGTCATGGAAACGAAGCATACGCCCGGCCCCTGGTCGTATTGGTCTGGCTACAACCACGTCGACAAGATCGAGGCGCAGGTAACGGCCGAAGATGGCGACATCGTGATCGCCTCCTACAACCACCTGATCGACGAGGGAGAAGCCAACGCAAAGCTGATGGCGATGTCGCCTCAACTGCTTCTGGCTCTTGTAGATGCTGTGACGATATTTCGCGGTCTCGCCGGTGTGATGCCGGTCCTCCGTGAGCGGGTCGAGGCATACGACAACCTCATCGCCAAAGCCACCACCTAACCCCAAACGCTGGAGGTCGCCATGGCCCGCACTTACGAATATTGGACGGTCAAGGATGGCGAGGACATTGCCGTCAACCTGACCGTTGTCTCTTTCTCGGCCTCGAAAGGCAACTTCAGCTCGCAGGCCGCTGATCCCGATGAGTATCACGGGCACTGCGAAATCGAGTGGGAATCGAAAGACGACACCAGCTTCATGACTGAATCTGAGATCGCCTCGATGGAAGAGTGGCTTGTGAATGAGCATTCCGAGTACCTGGCCGATCAGGACTACTACGACTAACCCGCCACCCTGGAGGCGACTATGAACGCAGCATTGAAGATATGCCAGGAGCGTTACGACGCTCAGTTGCCGCCTCCAGTGAGCGAGTCGGCTGTGGAGATTGCCCGCAAGGAGTGGCTTTACAACGCCACCGAGCAGCTGGTGCGCTTCGGTCAGGATGTGAAGTTCCAGCGGCGCCTGCGCAGGCCTCAGACCGTCACGGTCGCTCAACTGGCACTGGCGACTGATGAGCTGGTGAACGCCCGGCAGGCGAGCTGTGAGGTCGGCACACCGGCTCTCGGCTGGCTGCTGATCGCCAACAACTCAGGGCGCGCCGATAAAGTGTCGACCGCCGAGTTGCTTGGCCACAGCGACCACCCATTCGGCAAGCTTGGCGAAATTGCAGAGGCCCTACTTCGGCCCCTCGCTGACGATGCACTGGCCGCCCAGGCCGAGGACGACGAACTATGAACACCCCAACCGCCCTCGCCCGCCTGGGCCTGGAAATCGCCAAGATGAAGAAGTCGTGCACCCCGGTCCCTGACCGCACCTTCGTCATGGGCATGATCGAAATGGCCGAGTTCGCGGACCTGATCGACACCCCGACCGCCAACCGTTACCGCGATGCGCTGGACGCCAAGTTCGTCGAGCGCAACGAGCAGCTCAAGAGGGCCGCCGCATGAACAGCATGACCCTGGCATTTACCCACAAGTCTTGGCTCGGCGCCCTGTCGCTGGCCTACGACGCTGGTATCGAAAACGTCCACGCCTGGAGCCGCCGGGCCCGCTTGTGCGGTGAGTGGACTGTCGCTTATGAGGTGAAGGCATGATAAGCGTATTTCTCTGCTCACCCACGAACAGCACGATGTTCACGCGCTGCTGCCAGGTGGCAATTTGTGACGATCAAGCCAACTGCCCGCGCTGCGGACAAGAGGTCTACCCGGGCGCCGATGCAACAGCGCACCAGCGCCAAGTTTCGCGCTGGAACATGGCTTTCGGCCCTACGCGCCGCGCACAGGCGCAGCGGTCGACATGACCACCCACCAGCGGCACCGGTGCCGCGCCATCCGCACTCTGTCGGCCATCGTTGGCCTGACCTTCCTCACCATCGTTCTACTGGGCCCAGCCATTGGCGGCCTGATCACCCAATGCCCCACACATTCAATCGCTGCGAGCATCGCGGCAAGGAATCCCCATGTCCGCACAACAGCAAGTAATCACCATCGACGACATCAGCGCCGACAACGCGCCGGCCATTTACGTTGCCGGTGGCCTGGGCCAGTTCTTCGACGCGGTGAAGGCCGAGGTTACCGGCGAGGTGCCCGACCTGACCACTCGCAAGGGCCGCGAGCGCATTGCCTCCCTGGCTGCCACTGTCAGCAAATCGAAAGCAGCCGTTGAGAAGCCAGGCCGTGACTATCTGCGCCGCCTCAAAGAAATGCCAAAGGTAGTAGAAGCCGAGCTGCGCGACTTCGTGACCAAGATGGACAACCTGCGCGATACCACCCGCCAGCCGCTGACGGACTGGGAAGAGGCCGAGCAGTCCCGCAAAGACGCGCACGTCGACGGTATTCAGGCCATCAAGGATCTTGCCGTTTTCGAAGCAACCCCGGCCGCCGCCCATGTCGCCCAGGTCATTACCGACCTTGAGTTGGTAGAAATCAACGATTCCTGGGAAGAGTTCCTGGCCGAAGCCGCCCAGGTGAAAGACCAGACCCTGTCGAAGTTGCGCACCCTGCATGCCGAGCGCGCCAAGTACGAAGCCGAACAGGCCGAACTGACCCGCCTTCGCCTGGAGAAGGAAGCCCGCGACAAGAAGGACAACGAGGATCGCATTGCCCGCGAAGCCGCCGAGCAGGCCACCCGCGAAGCCGAAGCGCGTGCCCAGCGTGACCGCGATACCGAAGCGCAGCGTGTTCGTGATGAGCAGGCAGCCGCCGAAAAGCGCGAGAACGACCTGAAATTCCAGGCCGCCGAGTCCGAGCGCCGCGCCGAGCAGGCAAAGCGCGAGCAGATCGAGGCCGAACAACGCGCCGAGCGCGAGCAAGCTGCCGCCGCCGAACGTCAAGCAGCAGCAGTTGAGCAGGCCCGCCAGGACGAGATTGCCCGCGCCAATGCAGCAGCGGACGAAATCCTGCGCCAGCAGCAGGAACGCCAGGCCGACGTAGCGCACAAGTCGAAAATCCTGGGTGAAGCCAAGCAGGCGTTGATCGGCATGAACATCAGCGAAGAGCTGGCCAAGGCCATCGTTCTCAAGATCGCCCGCGGCGAAGTGCCGAACGTCACCATTCAATTCTGAGGTAGTCAGCATGTCCACCGACATCATCATGCCGGAAGAACGGCACCAGCCTGTTGCACCCCATCAGCAAGGGCAAGAAATCAGCATGCTATCGACGATCAGTCGGCTTGCCCTCGATCCCCGCTGCGACATGGACAAGCTTGAGCGCCTGATCACGCTTCAAGATCGGATGGAAGCCAAGACTGCACTTGAAGCCTTCAACGCTTCATTCGCTGAAATGCAGTGCGAAATGCCCTCTGTCGAGAAGCGCACCGAAAACACGCACACCAAGAAGATGTACGCCGACCTGGATGACATCAACTTCGCGGTGCGCCCGGTCATGGCCAAGTTTGGTTTTGGCGTGTCGTTCAAGATCATCAATCAGGCCGCCGGTGTCAGCATTACCGGAATCCTGATGCATAAGGCCGGTCACCGCGAAGAAACGACCATGATCCTCCCGCTTGATACCGGCGCCGGCCGCAGCGCTGTGCAGTCGGTAGGCTCAACCACCACCTACGGCAAGCGCTATGTCATGTGCGCCCTGCTGAACATCACCAGCGGCGACGACAACGACAACGACGGCTATGTAGAGGCCGCCGATCAGTTGGTCACGCCCGCCCAGGCGCGGCAGGTTCAGGCACTTTTGGATAAGTGCAGCGAGGCCGTCCACGCCAACTTCGAAAAGATGTACGGCGACCCCGGCCAGATTGCGAAGTCAGCGTTTGACGGCGTAGTGGCCGGCCTCAACAACTCAATCTCAAAGGCCGCCAAGGCGGCGCAGCAGGGGAATTGATCATGTCCATGCAAATCATCACAGAAGTTGAGCAGGGTTCGCCGGAATGGCTGGCCCTGCGCCTGGGTATCGTCACTTGCTCGGAGCTGGAATGCCTGCTTACCAACGGTAAGGGCGAAGCCGGTTTCGGTGTCGGCGCCTTCACCTACATGCACACGCTGATCGGCGAGCGCATCACCGGCGAGGCAGCCGACACGTTCACGGGCAATCGCCACACCGAGCGCGGCCACGAGCTGGAAGGTGTCGCCCGCAAGCTCTACGAGCAACGCGAGGAAGTCGAAACCAACCAGGTGGCAATCATCCTCAACCACGGGGCCGGCTATTCGCCTGACTCGCTGGTAGGGGCCAATGGTCTGACGGAAATAAAAACCAAGCTGCCGAAATTTCAGGTCGAAGTGATCCTTTCGGGCGAGATTCCAAAGGAACACGTCGCCCAGTGCCAGGGCGGTCTATGGGTCTCGGAACGGGAGTGGATCGACTTTGTGAGCTACTGGCCGGGAATGCCTCTTTTCGTCAAGCGGGCCTACCGCGACGAGGCGCTGATCCGAAAGCTCACCGAGCGCGTCAACACCTTCTACGAAATCCTCGACGAGCGCATGAATCGCGTGCTCGGCATTGCCGCTTAAGGACATCCCATGCCAACACTTACCGACGTCGGCCGCATTGGTCGTGACGCTGAGCTTCGCTACACCCCAGACAATACCGCTGTCATCAATCTGGCAATTGCTTGTGAGTACGGCCGAAAAGGCACTGATAACAAAAAGCCGACACAGTGGATTGATGCAGTCCTCTGGGGAAAGCAGGCTGAGGCGATGGCGCCGTACCTGATCAAGGGCCAGCAGATCCACTTCACCATTGACGATGTGCACGTCGAAACCTTCACTAAAACCGCTGGCGGGGAAGGGTTCAAGCTGACCGGAAAGGTCATCGTTATCAAGTTTGCCGGGGCACCACCGCAAGCTGCAAACCCGCCGCAACAGCAGCAGCGTCAGCAACCCCGCCAGCAGCAGTCGGCACCACAACAGAGCCAGCAAGGCGCTTCGCGGGACTACGACAGCTTCGACGACGACATCCCCTTTGCCCCGATTCACCACCTAAACGGCGCCTGACGTGCACGCTCGCGAATCTGCCGACGCGCTCAGCGTCATCAAATACGCCGCGATGATGGCCGCATGCAGTAAGCAAGCTTGGGCAGTTTATTCAGTACCCAGGCAGCGCTTGCAGGCCAAGCCATTTACCGGTGCGCGCACCCACCTCATGGAGGTGTGCCACCCATGAGGCGAATCCACAAACAGGTCAGCGCCAGGCGTCGACCAACCTGGCTCGCACTGCCGGCCAGCGGAATAGAAGAGGTAGGCCATGGCGAAAACACCGCAGGAACGCTCGGCCAAAACCGCCAGGAAGCGCGTGGCGAATGCCGAAGAGGAACTGAGGCTAAGGGTTCGACCAGGCACCCGCCAGGCCCTGGCCGACCTGATGGAGTGGTCAGGCATTACTGAGCAGGGCGAGGCGATGACGCTGATGATTCATCACCTGCATGCGCTGGGCTCGAAAGCCACATTCCTGCTTGATCCGCCGCGCCACAAAATCCAGATATCCGAAAACGTGGCGCGGGAATTCCGCAATAAAAGCCTACTCGCCATCCAGAAAGACCCGGGCGACGAGATAATCGAACCCGCATAACCCACCCTAGCAGCCAACAGCTACTTCGGCCTACTCGGACAGGCCAGCCATAGCCATAAAGACCGGGCAGCACTCGCTCGGGTCGTGCTGAAGCGAGGCAACAGCGTAAACGCAGCGCTGACCAAGACCTTCAAGAAGAAGTAACCCCAACCCCATGTCAACGAATCACGCCAGCCGGCGAGGCCGGCGCACGCCTGGAGATAACCCATGAGCACCTTTGCAGTGTTTGGAATGACCCTAGATGTCGCCAAGACCGAGGCCCGCAAGAAGACGGCCGGCACCCGAAAAAATGCCAAGGCACCCGGCGGCGTCGAGCCGATCCACGAAGCTGAATGGCTGGAGCTGGTCGCCAAGCGCACCGAGAAGATTATGGGGGGGGGTACGGTCCTCCAGCTCTCGCCGCTCTTCGACGCTCCGCAGTACGCCGAGCAGTTCATTGAACTGGCCCGCAAGACCCTAAGGTGCCGCGACATGCAGATCAGGGCAAAGGCTGTGCTCGTGGACGCCAAGGGCAAGCCGATCATAAACCCGAAGACGAAGGCGCCCCGCGTTGGTTTTTCGGAGTGGCCGCCCAAGCAACAAGACCAGGCTGCCTAACCCACTCTCCCCTCCACCATCCGGGCATGGCCCAGCATAGGTACCCCCATGAACCTCATCGCACAACAGGCGTTCGCCCGCGCCCTGGGCAAAGCCTTGCCCGCTCCCACAGAGAAATCACAGCAATCGCCGACCTTTGCCCAGATTCTGGCAGATCAACTGACCCCGCCGCTCCCGGAGATCGTCATCACTGGCCCGATAAACCGGGTCATGCGCGACGAAGGCAAGCGCTACGCCCTGGACGTGGTGCGCTCTGCCGGAAGCTCGATCCGCAACCCCTCGGCGGCGGGCCGGATCGTCGACAACCTCACACGCACAGCCGCTGCGCAGCCGTCCAGCTATGCCGCCGGCATCAAAGAAGTTATTGATTTGTTGAAGGTGACGCCATGAGGGGCCCAAGCGGAGTAATGAATCAACGAATCGCGCTCGACACGCGAGTCCTGAACCACCTGCGCAGCGTGCAAGGCTCCACGGCATGGGCAATGTGCGGAAGCGTGGGCGCAACCCGCGAAGATGTCAGCAAAGCCTGCCAGCGCCTCAAGCGCAAAGGCCTGGTGAAGACATCCGAGACTCAAACGACCTATTGGCAGGCGGTGAAGCCAGCTGCCAAGCCCCAGGGCGAGCCGGTGGCGTGGATGCAGCCAGGTCAAGGCGGCATGTGCATTTCCAACGAAGTAAAGTTGCATTCGCTCAAGATGGGTGGCGCACCAGCTTCTGCCGTGTCCGGCTATTCGGTCCCGCTCTACGCCGGGCAACCAGCGCCGGTAGCGGCGGTGCCCGAAGGCTGGCAAATGGTCCCCGTGGCGCCCACCGACGACATGATCGTTGCGTTTGCCGAAGCGTGGTATTCGAAGCACCAAACCATCGACGATCCAAGCATGCTTGAAGCCTACCACGACATGCTCGTTGTGGCTCCGACCTACCCTCGCCAACAGTAACCCCTCCCCCTTCAAAGTCAGCCGCTATAGCGGCAAGGAAAAGTGTTGCCGATGAATACGAAACTCAAAGCTGCATGGGCAGCCGCCCGGATAGCCGCCCGGCGCGATCTGGGGCTCTTCTTCGTGATGATGATCCTTGCGGTGGTAGCCCTAGTGATCGCGGTGCCGGTGATCCTGATGCTGGGGTTGATGCCTGAATGGGCTTGGCCAGTCGTTGGTGTCGGGCTCGTTATTTGGTTTGTTTTTGGCGACACCATCAGCGCGACTGTTCGGGCTTTCCGGAGCGAGAAGCCATGATCGCCACCCTCTGGTTCGCCTACCGGCCCACATTGAGGCTCAGGCGATCTTACTTATCTCACACTGAGCGTCACGCTTCGGATGCTTGGCTATGCAAAGAAGGTATGAGCGCCATGCCCTGAATGCTGATTGCTGTCTATCGAAAGCAGCCTGCCATTGCTCACCGCCGACAAGCTCGATGGGAATGGACATCATTAGCTCAGTCGCAAGATCAAGCTCCTCGACGAGCGCGCGCCCATTAGGCATATCAAGAATTAGAGATCGCATAGCTGCCTATCTATTTTAGGTTATTGATCGACCTTCCAAAGCAGTAAAAGTTCTTGGAAGCCCAGCAAGGGGCGCGATCGAAATATGGTTTTGTGATCTAGAACCACTTTTCGCAGGCAAAACCCTACTCCCAATCCCCCTACATGCCTGCCGGTGAGCGGCGGGCGAGGTCCTGCGCATGATCGAAACTATCGAGGTGTCGCGCGTGAAGCGCTTCGCCGCAAACACTGCTGGCCGTGATTATGCAGTCGGCGACATTCACGGACATTTCACCCGGCTACAGGCGGCGCTGGATGCGGCGGGCTTTGATCCTGCCGTTGACAGGCTATTCAGCGTCGGCGATCTGGTCGACCGTGGACCGGAGTGCGAGGACGTACTGGAGTGGATGGCAAAGCCATGGCTCCACCCGGTGCGCGGCAATCACGACGATTACGTCTGCCGGTTCGACACCTGCGACATCGGCAACTGGATGTACAACGGTGGCACCTGGTTCGTTGGCTTGCCGCTGACCGAGCAGCAGAACTATCAGGTGATGTTCGACGAACTGCCAATCGCCATCGAGGTTGAGACGGCGGGCGGCCTGATCGGCATCGTTCACGCTGACTGCGTTTTCGGCACCTGGGCAGAACTGAAGGCTGAACTGGAATCGCCGGAGACACGCAAACGGCTGAAGCTGGTGCACAACACCTGCATGTGGTCCCGGTCCCGTGTCGAGAATCGCGACATGACGCCGGTCAGCGATATGCGCGCTGTAGTGGTCGGCCATACGCCGCTTCGTCAGCCGATGGTGCTGGGCAATGTGCATCACATCGACACGGGCGGCTGGATGGCTGACGGAAACGGCTACTTCACGCTGCTCAATCTGGCAACGCTTGAATGCATCCCCGGAACCCCACTGAAACTTAGTCCCGACTGGGAATAACCACCTTCTGCCGCCACGCGCGGCATGGAGCATCACCATGGCAACAGCCGAGAAGCTGGGCGATGAGTCCGGCCACGACAAGGTCACTGAAAAGCGGATGGCCGAACTGCTGGGCACCACTCCGAAAGCCCTGCAGCGCAAACGAGAACGTAACATCATCCCCGCCGGCGTCTGGTCGAAGATCGACGGACGAATCATGTACAGCAAATGGAGGTACGACGAATGGCTAGAGAGCCAATGGAGCTGCCCACCGGAGTTGAGCTTGTCGGGAAATCGATCAGGATCAGGTTCTCCTGGAACAAGAAGCGGCACTGCGAAACGCTCACTCTCCCGCAAACCGCCCGGGGAATCGCAGCAGCCGAGGCTTTACGTTCTCAAGTGATTCAGCTGGCCAAGCTTGGCGCGCTGACACCGGAAAAGTACCGGGAGCTTTTCCCGAACAGCCGGAGCGACTCTACTGGGAACATGCCGATATTTTTCGACTACGCCCAAGACTGGCTGAACAGCCTCCAGATCGAAGACAGCACCCGAAAGAACTACCGCAGCACCATGCAAACCTACTGGGTCCCGCACCTGGCCACTTATCCGCTCGACAAGATCACGCCAGTGCTGATGCGGAAAATCGTCAACGGGATTACTTGGACTTCGCCAATCCGTCGCAAGGGCGCCATCAGGCTCGTGACGGGCCTACTTACCCAGGCCGTGAACGATGAACTGATATTGAGAAACCCTGCGAACTCGATCCCGCCGACCAGGGTAACCAAGCGCGAAATCGACCCGTTTAGTCGCGAAGAGGCGGACGAGTTGATCGACAAGCTGTACGAAGTGACGAGCGGTTTACAGGCTATTTACGCGTGTTTTTTTGAGTTTTCTTTCTATACAGGAATGCGTCCAGGCGAGGCGATGGCCCTGCGCTGGAGCGAGGTCGATACGCGCTCTCGGCGCGCCAAGGTATGCCGTATCAGGCTGTACGGCAAGATCAAGGAGAGGACCAAAACGAAGGTCTCGAGGGAAGTTTTATTGAACGATCGAGCTTTGCAGGCACTCGAAAAGGCCAGACTACTTACGGCGGCGCGCTCTGATTACGTTTTCGCGCCGGACGGTTCGGGTGACAGATCAGAGCTATACATCCGATCCGAAACTGGGGCTAAGCGTTATTGGTTGTCAGCCCTGCGCAAGAGCGGGATACGGTATCGCCGGATGTATGACACCAGGCACACGTACGCAACAATGTGCCTGATGTCCGGAATGAATCCCGCATTCATCGCTGCGCAGCTTGGGCACAGTGTCCAGGTACTGCTTTCAACCTATGCCAAGTGGATCAGCTCTTCGAGTGATTTCGCGGAGCTTGAAAAGCTGGATTTGCCGAAAAACGGTACGAAACTGGTACTTGAATCACGGTAGATACGCCTAGGCCCAGCAGATACAAGGCCCTATGGAAT